TCCTATATTTACATAAGTTCTTGAGGTATAATAAAACAAGTAGAGAAAGTATTTATCTTGACAAATACTATATATAGTGTATATAATTAACAATGAGCAAAATAAGAATTCCATAAACCTTATCTAATGGACACAATTTGGCTAATTGTGCTTCTCAAAAATAAAATTGTTTTTTTTACAGGAGAAGATGGAGTATTGATAGGAAAATAGCATCGTAGAAATACGGTGCTATTTTTCTTTTATTAATTATGTATTATTCCATATATCATACCAACCAGTCCAAACACAAAATAATAGTGCGCAGTAGTTAATTCAAATGAGATAAATGGTTGTAAGGCTTTAATACAAATATTATCAACATTGAACCATGAAAGAATCCGTCCGCATAAAAGTCCGTATAATATTCCACATATCATTATTCCACTTCCTTAAAGCTGCCAGCTTTTGCAAATTCAACGACCTTCTGTACATCTTTTTGTGGAATATCTGCAATTTTATCCTGCACAGCTTCCATGAAAGGTTCAACAAGAGTATTAATTAAAGTCCCAAATCTTTCGACCTGACGACTAACATATGCGTGTGGTTCATACATATTCTGCATAATATCAGACTTGTGCATATCAATAAGAGTTCTTATTTCAGATATCTCGCTTATAGGAATAAGTGGTGGAATTTCTTTCTTATCTACAATTTCACCAATCATTAATTTATCGAGTAACCTACAAGACTTTAATAAGTCATAATCTGTCATAAAATTAGTATCATCGCTGCAAATAAGATTTGTATATTTTTCAATAACTTCTCTAACAAAAAGCATATACTGAACGAATGAATTAATATGTATATTATCAGTCTTGCGGAACTTAGTTTCACCATTTTCATCTGTATATTTTTCCTGTTCAAACATAGTTCTATCTGTAATGACTATTGCAATAGCGTCTTTAATGTTTACAGGTAAATAAGATATAATTTCTAGCTTCTCCTGTATATATCTTTTTTTTAATGAATCTACACACATATTGTATCCTTCAACAAATTCTTTAACTGTTATCTTATTCATATTCCTTTTTCTCCTTTATAAATTATTCTTCTACGATAGGCACAAATATAGCATATAATTCTGCACTAAGTCCTAAACTAAACAATTCATCAACGGTCATTGAAGTAAATTCAACATCAATATTCTGATTTCTGAGTACGTTCATCTCTTCAACAAACTTATCCATATTTTCGGAATCTTTCTTGATTTCTATATTTCCTGTCTTGTTACCTTCCTTATCAAGAACTGGTTCACCATATTTCTTAACAAGATCCTGTCTTGTCTGATCATAGTCTGTATAGATGCCAGAGAAACTTCTTATTATACCAAGAAGCTTAAATTTAGAAAGAGATGTAATGTTAGAGTCTTTATTCTCTATAATACCCTTTGTTATCTCATATATATTTGTTGCTTCGTAAAGCTTCATTGTTTTCTTCATATTATATTATTCTCCTTTATAATCTTGTATCGTTAAGAAAAGTATTAATATCATAACGATAATTCACTTTTAATTTTTTCTTATTAATCAATATTGGGTTACAATATTTCAATAAATCATCTTCATTGAAACTTTTCTTAGATATAGAATTTATTAAATTATCCCATTCATCTATCATAAGAAAATAGGTATTACTTGTTTTTCTGAAATCCAAAATAAAACCACTACATACATTTTTATAAGTAGAAAACTTCTTTAACGATTCTACTTGATAGTAGTGTATAATTCCTTTATCTTCCTTGGTTCGTTCAAATGAACAAGATCCTTCAAAAGTTTTTAATTCCAATGTCCAAAATGTATTTCTATTGCCACTAAAAATCATAAAGTCACATGGACTATGTTGACTAAATCTTAACTTTAAACTCATATCAAATGATTGAGCAGCATCAGGCGGTCTATAAATTAATACATCTTCTGGGCATGAATTTTTGAAGTTCTGTTCAAAAATTTTGCCTATATTTTTTGCTATAACTATTCATTCCTTTCTTGATTAAGGGTAGAAGAGTGGTCTAGCCACACACTCTCCGTAAAATAAAAAATGCCCTTACTACATGGCTAGATAGTAGTAAAGACACTTTAAATGTGTTATAAATAAAAAGAGTGACTTCCGAAGAAATCACTCTTTTAATAATATTTAATTGTTATTTACATCGCTAATTGCATAGGATATAATTCCCATTTGCCATTTGGATATTTTTCAGCATTATCAGTTACTATCTTATGTACTTCTTCAAGAGTTCTAACATTTGTATCAATATATATAACCTTTCCTCCCGTTATACATAATTCTTCGCAAATTAAATTAAAATATGTCATAAACATTCCTCCATTATTTCTGTATACAGAATAATTCATATAGATTTACTTTAAGTACACGAGATAAGGTGATTGCATGACTTAATAAAATATCATTTGTTTGATTATTTACAATTTTTGAAAGAGTGGTTCTTGAAATACCTGTTCTTTCTGATAATTGCTGTAATGTCATATTTTGTTTACAACGATATTCATCAACTTTGTTCTTCATATACATAAAGTATTTCCAATAATTTATTTTATATGAGTATTATACATAAATATATGTTAAGCAAAGTTTACCAAATATGTGATATTATAAAAATTAATCTTCTTTAATTGGCAAAGCCATAATTTCAGGATATAATTTGTCGTGATAAATATCATCGCCTCCTGCAGCTTCATAGATCTTTCCAAGTTCAATAAATGTTTTTAACCCTGATTTATCAATATACCCTTTGGTTACAAATTTTTCATGTAACCCATATAGTTGTCCTCTGAGAGTAGCAACTGTTTTTTCTTTATCTTTAATTTCTTTCTTTATGAGATTATCTTTAATATCATCAATGCCTCTGGATATTTTTTGAATTTCTTGGTACTGCCAATTATCATGTTTTTCAAGCGTTTTAATTCGAGTTTCAACAGTTTCTCTATCTTCGTCAATGCCTGTCTTTAATCGGAATTTCTTTTTAAAATAACCGAATATTTCAAGAATTTCCTTAGCAGCAAATAAGATGGCAAAAAAACCAAGAATGACTAATAAATAATCAATTTGTGCAAGTTTTTCTATAGAAACCACTCATATGTACCATCCCTTCTTACTTCTTCAAAAAATTCTTAAAAGCTTCATATAAACCTGTAGAAGCAAGACCAGAGACAAGACCACCGAGCAGTATTTCAGGTGTAAAGGTCATATTCATCCATATATTAAGGATTACACCCAATGCACCCATAATTGCAGGAATATACTTATTAACTGCATCTGTTGTTACAATATTTTTTAATACATAGCCAATACATAAGCAAATACCAACGATAATCGGTACTGCAAAATTTGTTAAAAATGATAAATCTGTCATAATTTTAATCCTCCGTATCATAATTTTTCCATCTTTGATATAATTCTTTAGTGTCTTTTCGATCAAATATCATCACAATAATTTTCCTGTCATTCTTATTATCATAGCTAGGATAAATGTCGATAGGATATGCACCAGAACTCATATAAAAGATTTGCTGTTTTACATTGCAGATTCTATTCACTTCATGCTCTGAATAGTTTCGTGCGTTATGTAGATTAGTTTCTATCATATATTTTCCTTTCAATCCGTAATAGCGTAAAAAATAGGGATTACAACATTGAATAGTAATATGTTATAATCCCTTATTTAAAAATCACTATTCAACATTACTTTCAGCCTCATTTTCGACTTTTGTAACAATATCCTTTTTGACAGATTTAGCCTCTGTCTTTTTATTTTCTTTCTTAATAACTTGTGCTTTTGCCTTCATGATAGAGGTAATAGAATTCTTATAACTTTCGCCAAAGTATTCTTTTCTGCTCAAATCTAATTTTTCTAATTTTGGTTTTGCTTCAATATCTGTCGTGCGTCCATCTTCAAATGCAGAAGTCACTTCATCAATTTCATGGCAATTATCTGAACACCAACAAAAATACCATGTTGGTTTCAAACGATCTTCTGGATTACAAACTGGACAAAATGAATAAGTCTTACCGCAAAGCACACAAGTTCTCAATTCTTTCTTTGACATTATTCCTCCTTGTAAGAATAGGGCAGTAGTTTAACTGCCCTGCGTGTTCTTATAATTCGATATCGTCCTCTTCCTCGTCAATGTAATAAATAGAGAAAAGTTCTCCATCTGTAGAGCAAGCATTTAGCATCATAGAACCCTTATAATCCATCGTCTGAGAATCACCACCCTGTAATGCAAGTGAAAACTCAGGACTTGGCATAAATGAAGGGATGTGAATGATAGCTGCTTTTAATACATCAGTCTCACACTTATCTACTACAAGTGCCTTGAAGAACAACTCATGAGATTTTGGGAACTTTTTACCAGAATTAGTAATCTTTGCTCCGCTCTTAATTGTCTTCTTATACTTGACAATATACTGAGTTTCACCATCTGCGATAGGCGGTGTTAATACATCACTCGCAGGTGTATTGTCTGGTTCACCCGAAGCTTCGGTGTGCTTAATTGCATATTCAGTAGCAGAAGCGGCAGATCCTTTCTTAAATTCGTCCTTACCCATAGAACCCTTTGTAGAAAGAGCATTTACATGGATAGAACCTTCAACAAATCCCGTAACATCTAATGTTTCGCCAGCTTTTACGATCTGAATCATCGGCATAACAATACCCTTATCTGCGGTTGCAATCTCAGCATCAGTAGCAGAAATAGTCTCTACAACAGCAAGGTTAAGGAATGCGTTAGTTGCAGTAACCTCACCTTTCTTACCTGTATACTTACGATATACAAGGTTTCCATCCTTATCATTGATATCTGTTGAGTCAGCCGTAATATCAATATTTGCCTGTGTAAGCTGTGTTAAAGCATACAGAGGTGTACCATTAGACTTTGCACCGTAACCAAACTGAAGTCTATCTACGATTACGTCACCTAATTTAAATGCCATAATTATTTTCCTCCTTTAAAATTGTTATTTTTATGCAATAAAAATGAGCGATTAAATATCGCCCATAAAATTGATTAAATCTTCAGGAATGTCTTTGGCTGACACCATACCACCGTAAATTCCGTGTAAAGCAGCCGTTCCCTGTTCGTATTTTTGAATTCTGTTTACAGAATCCATAAACTGACATATATTCACTTGTTTTAATTCTTCCAACTTATATTTAAACCCAGGATGATTTATACAACTCGAAACAAGTGGTAAAAGAGTCGATGCGCCTTTCTTTTTATCATCCTGTTCTGCTTTCATTCTATCTTCTTGTAAAATCCATTGTTTTGTTGTTTTACCTTTTGCCTTTTCAACCTTTGGATGAACATTCATCATCGCTCGAATAAATTCAGCAATTTCCATATATTCATCATCATAAATAATCATATTTTTATCTTGATTTAAAAGCGCAAGATGATTGTATTCTGGATCGTCAACATTTTTTCTTGCTTGAATTAGTTCAAATCCATCAAAACTAAAATCTTTGAATAGTAGCTTTAACGGCTCTTTATCTTCGAGCAATTGATATAAGATATAAAACACTTCAATATCTTTTGTTTTGTTCCAATCCTTTTTAAATACATCATAAAGAAGAACTCGAATGGAAGTAGAATTACTAAGAAAAGGAGAGATTGCATGGTAAAATTTTGATTCGCCAATATTTAAAATATCTCCTATGGTTGGAATTGAAATAGTTATACCATTTATTGTATAATCTTCACCAAAATACATTTTAAGTTTGTCAAAATGGTATTCTGGATTATTACTTTTTTCTTGTTTCTTTTTTATATCTTCTTCAGCAGCAGATTGAAGATTATTTAATGTCTCTAATACATCCAAATAATCACCGCCTTATACCGTAATTCATAATAGAAGACTTTTTATCTGTTGTTTTATGAATTCCATTAGTATCAACAACTTGGAATACGAGAGTGCGAACAAGATAATTATTATCTGTTGTAGATTCCTTAGAAGATATGAGATGAGTCTGCATACCAAAGATATTTGACCAATTAAATCGCTCTCTTATAATAGAAGCAATAAGATCGTGTCTTGGAACACCAGTTAATTTATCATTTCTGTCATTACCATGAACAAAAATAGTAAATGTAACATTTGTATACTTTAATGTATCCTGATAGCGAGGCATTTCATCAAAAGATACTTGGTAACAGATATAATGTTTTACTTCAGTCTGAGTATCAGGAATAAATAAATAAGGACGAATATTAGATGTTCCACCAAAATATCTATCCCATTCCCCAAGAGGTTCATACTCTTTTGTATCTTCGTTCCATTCCCAGTTGATATTACCATCATCGTCAAAAAGTTCAGATTCTAATGATTTTTCATTAAGTGCATATAAAAGACATGGATTAAGCATAAGTGCTTTTTCAATCTTTTTCTTATACTGAATATTTTCATCATCAGGAGTAGTCTTATATGCACGAAGCTTATTTAACAAATCATTTTTTGTAACTAATTTTTCTGCCATAAAACACCTCCTATTCAGTTAATTCTAACGACAAAATTTCGGATTCAATCGGTAAATTATCCTTAACAATTTCGCACTTAATAGACAGTATTTTGCCGATAGTAGAAGCGTCATTAGGAAACTTTACTTTCTTTTGGTTGTACTCTGTACCAGCTCGCCATGTAACTTTGTCTGTCCAATCTTCATTATCAATAGCGCAAGTCCATGTAAAGGTTGCATCAGCATATTCAGTTGTGATATCTTCATTGGAATCATTGAATAGATTTACTGTGAGATTTTTATAGCTGCCACCGACTTTGATTGTAGAAGTGGATGCTGAAATTTTTGCTGTTATAGAAGATGGGGGAGTAGTTGGAGTAGATGGATCTGTTGGGGCAATTTCTGAATCGAAATAGTTCGCATACATTTCGCCCGTTTCAAGATTGACATAATCCGTATGCTCGTTCCAAAATGCCGTATATATAGTAAGTTTTTGAATACCAAATGGCATTGAATTTTCAACCTTGGTCACTGTCCATACTGTAGGATGTTCTGTTAAAGCACTTACTACAACTCGCATATTTTTAGAATCTTCAGAAGTGTACCAAAACTTCTCTGTAATAGAGTTCATTGGCAACCATATCTTATCCTGATTATCTGTGTGTGTAAAATATCTATCTGTGTAAGTTCCTATAGTGTAGGAATTCTGTTGTCTTAAACAACACCACATACGTCTCTTGATTCGCTTATCATTAGATTTTTCAATCCATGTAAGTTCGTAATTTACTGGCAAAATCAAATACTTAGGAAACTGATTAGCTGGTTCATCACGGCAAATAATCCATTTATGATAAACTCCTCTATCATCTGGAACGTCCACGAAAAGCCCTATCGGAAATGTCGCTCCATAGCGTTTTCTAAAATCAGTCTCATAATAATAAAGGTCATCACCTTCATTGAATCTTACAGGCTGACTTGGACGAAACATAAGATAGTATTCCACTTGGTCTTTGTCCATTGACTGATAAGATTTGATAATAAACTTTGCATCTATCTTTGTCTTATTGGTATTTTCATAAGTCATACCTTCAGCAAGTGAACGTGTAATTCCATGTTCATCTGTAAAGAAGTCGTCATGAAAATGATCGTAGATATAACAAGTCTTGGAAGCAATACTGTTATCCCAAGTTTCTTCCATCAAAAAGTCAGATTCTTCTTTATAAATTTGACCTAAAGTTTTCGCATTATTTGTTTTGGCGTTAGCGATTCGCCGTGCTGTCTGTAAGCTTGGCATCACCAACACCTCCTTCAAACATCTGCTTAATGTAATTGTGACTATCTAAAATAGCCCTACGAAATGTCATGTAATCAAACTCATCGGATGTAACTTCGTCATAAGCAGCTTGCAAAGTAGCCATTAATGTGACCATAATTCCATTGTTATTAAATAGAGTCTTTGTTCCACTAAATTTAAACATGACATTCTGGAAAAATATAAGAAAAGCTTCATCATTCTCAAATATTTTTTCTTCTATTCGATTATCCTTGTAAAGTAATAACTTATGGACATCGTTGTGCATTGCATGTGCAGCTTCTTTAATTTGTCTTTTAGTGAACGAACCATATATATATTCCATAGTTATTCACCTCGCACATATGAATTATTAATATATCCATGACTTGCAAGTTTTCTACTAAATTCATGCTGTAATGTATCCAATCTACTTTGCATATCTTTATATGGATTCTGCATGTTTTTTTCTTCTTTTGTTCCTAAAGCTCTAGCAGTAAATTTTGCAGAGTCAACCTGTGGTTTTAACCATTCAATTGTCATTCCAAGAGTGAACAATCCTATAACATATTCTTTATCTGCAAAATCGCTAACAGGATATTGCATCTCAAATTCAATCTGTTGGATTTCATCATCCATATTAAATGAAGCGAATTTTCTAATAACTCGTTCATCACCTGCAACCATGCGTAAACGTTCAGTCCATGTTTCATTAAGATCGTTTTCGTCAAGAGAAAGTTCTTTCATATCATTGATTCGTCCTCTTGTTCGTGAAAAAATTGTTTCATATGGAAGCGTCATTGTGAGCCTCCTTTACTACATATTCAATTTTAAAAGCAACTCTGTTCCAAAAATAGAATCAAGTGTCTGAATTCTCTTAACAGAATCAAGTGTTCCGTCATCAACCATACTTGTTGCAATAGTTTTTAATGCTTCCTGTGCTCCAATTGGAAGAGAATAGATTGCTTTTTCCATTTGCGAAGGAGTCATCTTTAAAATATCTCTTAAATCATTTGTTGAATGAAGAGTAGAATATAAATCATCAAGTTCTGGATGTAATGCAATGAAATCTGCATTCTGCACAACAAAACGAGGTTTAAACATCATCTTGTCACCCTTCCTTGCTGCATAATCCAAATCTCTAAATTCAATTTCCTGAACGTCATCAATATCTGCAAATGTATATAAAGTATCTGATTTAAGTCCAACATAAAATAATTCTCCTGCGGTAAGAGACACACATGGAATCATTTCTGTTGGCTCAAACTTCTTTTTTTCTGATTTCTTTTCAGCCACATCAGTATTAGTATTTTCTACTGCTTTTGTGGTTGTCTTTTTTGTATATGCCATTTATTTTTTCCTTTCTATCCAATATAAAAAGAGTGGCTAGATAATCTAACCACTCAATTTTATTTATTACTCAAGAGTCCACTGACCAAAGTACTGTGGTAATACTACCTCAACACCCATTTCTCTCTGAACTTCATATTTCTGGAAGTCATCAGCGTGTTCACCCTTCTGAGTACCAGATTCATAAATCTGAGTTTCGCCCTTATCTGTGAACCACACGAACTGTTCCTGATTCTTTGCAAAGATAAGAAGTCTCTTATCGTCAATAAGTCTCTTTGTTACATCATTGAAAGCAAATCTCTGAGGAATCTCAATGAGTTCTGTTCCTTCATATGTACCAAGGCGACCTGTCTTAGCAACATCCTCCTTCTGAGATAAACTTCTCCAATCAACTTCTGTAAGACCATTAAGTTTCTTTAATGCAGTCTTTGTACCCATAATAACAACTTCTGCGCTATTGGCTGTTCCAACATCCTCAAGAAGTGTATCAAACTTGTCTTTTGTAGAAGCAGATAAAGCACCTGTTTTTACGAACTGAGAGTTGTTAGGTAACTTAGTAGCAGCACCATAAATTCCTGTATAACAAAGTTCCTGAACCTTATATACGAATGCTTCTGCAATCTTATCTGTCAGCTCTGTGAAATCAATACGTCCAAGTAAAATAAGATCAATATCCTTACCAATCTTTACACCATACTTCTTAGTATGAATCTTGTGTGCTGTACCTTCATTTAAGTACTGTAAAGTCAGATCATGATGGTCACCACTGATTTCAGCAACAGCAAGCATAACCTTTTCTCTTGACCAGAACTCTTCCTCGTCACCAAGTTTAACATTTCTCATATCTACAAAATCATTAAACCACTCAGATTCCTTAAATGCTGTATCTACCTTAAAATCAATATCAGACTCAAGTAACTCATATACTTCTGTGTGATGAAGCTCTAAAGCTCTTTCACGTCTCTTGTTGGATCTAAGATCATCTTCAGTAAGGTCACATACCTCCATAATAATTTTACGGATTGCCTTGTTTGCTTCGTGTTTAGAAACCTTTCTCTGGTTTCCGTCATCATCGTACTCATAAATATCAATTCCGTGATTTAAATTGTATGTAAGCTTCTTAAAATTTTCATACTTATCAGCATCTTCAAAAACTTTTCTTAAATGTTCTGTACTAAATCTCATCATTATTCTATATCCTCCTTTCTATTACGCACCAATTTTTAATTTTCCACTAGAAATCGTTGTGATTTCAGCTCCAACTGTAGGTGAGCCATCAAAGTTGTCCTCTGTAAGCCAATAACGATCCTGTGAATGAAGCATGTATCCACGAACTGCACCGTCTGCTGGATCGTTATAGAAATTAGAAGCAAGTGCGAGTGAACGAGGACTCTCGACATTGTTGAGGGGTTTCTGATAGATAACACCAACTCCCTTTGGATCTCTAATTACAACAAGGTATCTTCCTGACGCATCCTTCATTGCGATATAAGCATCAATTTCAGTTGCAGCTTCCATCTCCCAATTATCAAGAGAAGTCATCTTACCTGGTTTGAAATGATATCCGTTAGGTGTATCTTCTGTGATCTTTACGGATAAAATGTGCTCACCATAATCCTGAGCAAGTAAATTACCAATTTCCATCTGTGGAAATTTTGTAGCAGCATATTTAATAGCCATTATGTTTTCCTCCTTAAATTTTGTTTTTTTTACAATAAAAAAAGAACGCATAAAGCGTTCTGTACGAAATGAAGTTATATTCAGTTTTTAATCAAATAAATTGCCATAGTTTTTCTTAGGCTTTGATTTCTTATTCATATTTGTAAGTATCTTAACTGAATTTGTGTTTTTCTTTGTGTCAACAGAAGAGAAGTTCGCATGTGCAGACATATAATCTGAATGCATAACCTTTACCTTTGTTTCAAAGTCTTCTACAGAATAATTATCCATAGTCTTTACCAATTCAGCGAAATCAGCATTTACATAATTTCCTTCTGAATCTTTCTCTGTAAGAACAGAATAATTATCAGCATTTATAATAGCTTCTTTCTGTGCATGAAGTTCATTCTTTTCTACTGTCTCTTTAAACTCTTTTAGTACAGCGTAGTTTGAACGCATATCCTCAATAGCAAGCTTCTCTGATTCAGTAAGTAACATAGCAAACATTTCAATTCTTTCACCAGATAATGAAATATTATCACCATCTTTTTCATAGGACTGTTTATAATACTTGTCGCTGTCCCAATCCTCCATAATGAAATAATTTTCATAAACCTGAGATACGTAACACCATTCTGAATCATTTCTGTATACAGAGCACAAATTATTTAACGCATATCTGATTTCATCAAATGAAATTTCAAACAACTTATTAAATAACTCATTTTTTGAAATATTTTTTCCTTCATCGCCATCTGGATCAGAAGCTCCTTCGCCATCACCTTCTCCATCATTGGAAGGCTCACCAGATTCTCCGTTATCTAAATTGTCTCCGTCTGAATTGTCATCATCGAACATCTCAGCGAATTTTGCTTCAAGTTCCTCATCTGACATTTCTGTATAGTCGAATGTTACATCTTCAGCAGTCTTACCATATTTGGCAAGTAACTCTTCAAATTTTGTCATTTTGTTATTTGTTCCTCCTTCCTTTGATTGTGTTTGAACAGGAGTCTGTTCTTTATTGAAATTAGAAAGTGTCTTATTAAGATTTTCTAAGAGTTCAATCAATTTTTCATTTTTGTCAAATTTAACTGAATTGTTATTTACACTGAAATCAGCAATATCAGCACGAGAACCTTCCATGCCTTCCTGAATTTCTGTGCCATCATCATGGCTTCCTAACAAAGTCGAAGCGTTTACATAGAAATCGTTTAATTCAAGATACTTCTCCTTGGCGTTGTAAGAGAGTTCATCAATAAAAAGCTCGCAACTATTTTTTGAACCTTGTTTTGCACGAATAATTTCACAAGCCTTTGTATATTCTTCGCTGATATAAGCATATGCACATACATAATCTTTATCTAAATTATCATCATGTTCCCAAAATGCAGGTTCAGATGAGAAAGAACCAACTTGAGATTCAATATATCTAAGTTCTTCGTTACCTTTTTCGTCTTTAACAACTTCCATCTCATGACCTTCGAAATCCCAACTGCCATCGTCAAGCTGATGGATTGCAGCCAGTACAGGTCTATCAGCAATTGTATTCATTGCTTTCTCAGCCGCATCCTTTGATACATAACTCTTATTTCTGTTAAGTCCTGTATGAAAAATTCTGAATTTTAGACGCATCATTCCACGATGATTTTCGTCTACGGTATCATCTACCTCGAAAGTAGTAGGTACTTTTAAAGCCAACTGATAGCCAGTATCTTTAGAACTAAATTTTGCAAATTTCTGTTCTTGGCAAAATTGTAACAAATCATCTTCAGTTAAAATTTTCTTTTTAATTACATTTTGCATCTACTTAGTCTTTTCCTCCTTTCTGACATAATAAAAGTCGCCCAAGGAAGACGACTAAAATGTAAGCATATTTGTATACTTTAATTTATTTATATCTATATTTTCTGAAAACCGAAGAGTATCAGTATTCAAAAATACATAAATACCATTAGAATTTTGCACCTGTTGATATCCTAATTGGGATAGGAGAGTAGCAGTAGGTGCATCTTGTGTCTGTATAAATTTTTGATTCATTCCACCAACTCCTATTTATCATTTAAATTCTCGTCTCTTGTACGAAGTCCAGCATCTGTAAGTTCCGAATCATCCTTTTCTTGACCACCGCCTTTATTATTACCTGTCTGAGTATAAGTGCTAGATAGTGGCTTGAATTTTGAACTAAGCTGCAAACAGTCTTCTTCCAAAAAGTTCATAGATAACGTATCTTTTTCAGATACGCCATTTAATGTGTTATAAAGAATTTTGTTTGGTAATCCATTAGTACATGATTCCAAGATTGATTTTCTAAAATCATCCTTCTGATAAATAGAAACATCAAAGAATTTAACCTTACAAGGTTCAGATATCCAATTAGATAGTAGTCGATTTACAATCGCTTGAATCTGTGGAATAAGAGTTGAAATAGAAAATGTAGAATCTGCAAGTACACCATATTTAAAAGCAGTAGAATTCGATGCAGAGTTTAGGTTTAATATCTGAGCACCACCAGCCGTATTGAGAATTTCTTTTGTAGCTTTTTCAACCTTTGTAACATCACCTGTTGCGTCATCTGGAAAACTTATCTCGTGTAATTCACCAGGAACAATAGCAGCAGAGATATAAGGCGGTAATGCTTCCTCAAGCATACGATTGAAATACTGAATCATTATATCTGGATTTACAGCCCAATCATCTACATCTTTACCCATAGTTTTCATTTCAAGCCATACTAATTTATATATATTAGCTGCCTGTTGAACTGCTTGATAATCAGAAGCATCCATAAGGTCAATCAATGATAAGAATATAGGTGTAAGCACGGGAACGATGGTTTCCCAATCCTCAGACCTAAATTTAATACATACATTATATTCTTCGGGGATTAACTGATATTTTTCATTTGTACTTTGATATGTGTTCCACATACTATTGAATGGTTCTCCCCAATATTCAAGAAGCTCCTGATGGCTACGGAAATAACTCATGTCCATAGCTCCTGCAAATGAACCATCAGGAAACATACCTGCTATTTTCATATAATCAGGATCTAATGGAAGAATAAACATCCCTTGTCCTTCTGTGTAGTAAGCGCATCCGTAAAATACATCTTCTCTTAAAGTGATAGACGCAGCTTTACGAAATTCATAATTTAATCCTAAAGTGTCAATTATATCAACTGTTTCTTGATACTTTTGTAATGTGGATTGTACATCATTTTCGCCTGAGATTATAAATGGGGGAACAATATTACGAATTGTAAGATCAATCTGATTTGCATAATATTTACAAAGACGATAATAGATTTCTGAACGATAATAAAGATAACGAGATAAGCTTCGTAGATTCTTTTCATTAGAAGAGATATTTTTTATGTATGATTTTACATCTTCCTTTGAATAGTTACTGATTGACGTATATCTGGATGATTTCTGAATATCTCGAAGACTTGTAATTGCACTTGTTGCGTTTTCATAACGTTCAAGTCTACTTTTATTTTTCTCATACCACTCACGCATTTCATTTGCGGTTGGCTGTTTTGGAGTAGAAGAAGTGGTTTTCTTCTGTGAATTATTTACTTTAGCAGGTGCATTAGAATTTGCATCTACTTTCTTAGGTCTAGGCATATTTGATAATGCACCTCCTTAATTGTATTTTGCTTTACGGATTGGAAGCTTTGAAACTAATGATTGTGTATCTTGTGTCTTAGGTTTTAATTTTAATTCCAATTGACAAGCACACCAATAAGAATAGGCAATAGAAGAATATCTATCTTTCCTCATACCTTCGACTTCTTTAACCTTGATATTTCCGTTTTTAACTTCATGATCCAATTTAATCAATTCGTAAACGGCAAACGTTGTTTGCACATAAGACATTTTCAATTTTGCTTGTTCTGTTGGAGACATTTTGAAATATCCCTTATATGTTTCTTTTAATGAGCTATCCGCATCCTGTTCAGAAATAAGAAAATTAATTTTTCCATTCTGTATACCATTTCTAAGTAGTACACATATCTCATTATTAAAATTAGCATTAGCTTTTACAGACCAAACAACTTTATTAGCATCACGAACTTTGCATCGTTCAGCCATATCTTTATCATTTATACAAGTCATTGCCTGATATCTTTTACCGTTTTCTTGGCAAACTTGATCCTTGGTAATAAAATCATATACTCCCAAGCCAATTCCGTTTGTATCTAAAACTAAATCTGTACATTGATACTCATAAAAATATTTCATAACAATCATTCCTAATTCGTCTGTTTTCAAGCCTTCAAAAGTTTCACCATATACGAAATTTGATTGATATGCAGTATCATTTACTTGAATTAAGTCGTTAATAAAAATAGCAGAGGCATCATTTTTTTTCTTTTTCGTGGATTGCATAAGAGCAACGTCAATAGATAGAATTCTTTTACCAGTAGATGTTAATTTCGGAATTGTTATTTTGTCATTACAGAAACTCAATGGTGGAAATGCTTTGCGAAGTCTTCTACGAGCAGTTAATTCATCAAATTTAAACAAACTACCATCTGTATCACCAAACCATAGACATTCCATTTCCATCTGCTGAACAAGTTCATTGTAATCAGCTTCACTCATTTCATCTTCAAGCTGAGAACGAGAGAGTAATCCTTCACGCACCGATACCTGATAAGGTAATCCACATATGAAATATTTTTTTGTGTCATCAAAGAAATTAAGAGTGTAACTTTGCGCTTTTCTATAAGCCCATGAACTTTTAAAATATGCACTGGACATATATATTTCTTTGTTTCTTTCCTGCATATGAGCATATTCGGGTTTTTGTAAATATTTTGGCTGTCTTGGACTTGTTAAGAATTTACGCAATACAGTATTGATAACTGTTTCATCGACCATACGAAATTCATCAACAACTATGCAATTTGCTCTGGCTGATCTTGAATTTTCTGAACTGGTTCTTGTTTTTATCCATGAACCATTTTTGAAATAAATAGAAGCGTCATTTTGACCAATATTACATTTTTCTATTTCAGAACGTAATATGGAAGATTGTTTCATGAAATCATCTTGTATTTTCAACAAGACTTCGTTAGCCTGTTTTAAAGTTCCAGAACTAACAACTATTTTTGTACCAGGAAATAAAATACATCTTACACAACAGAAGAGGGCGGTAAGATATGTTTTTCCTTGACCTCTTGCTGCAAGATACATAACAAAATTGTAATGCATCATGCACCACAAGAGAATTTGCTGAAACCATTTAAGAGATAATCCCAGTACATCAATGACATACCTATGTGGGTTGTTACGATAATATCCTGCTCTCCAAGCAACAGTTTCCATTATCTTTTGTTGTTTATCTTTTTCTATCTCAGTCTGAGTTTTTAATTGAGGCATAAATTATACCTCCTCTTCAGCTTTCTGACCAAAGATTTTATCAAATAATGCTTCTGAATCAGTATCTTCATCATACTCAGGCTTTTTGACAGTATATTTAGAAATGAACTTTTCATAAGTAGAAGAAAATGCATTTTTCAATCCCATCATTTTAGAGAGATGCCCCTTAAAGAATACATCAATTAAGAGTCCAATTTTATCAGGATCTTTAAATTCACCTTCTGGTTCTGGAATTGGTTTTTCTTGTTCCCATTTATCAATAAGCTGCCCAAATGTAAGATTATCAGTTAATTCAGATGCAGTTTTTTGATTAGGTTTGATATTTAAACTTCCTAGCAGATTCTGTAAAGTAGCATCTAAATCTTTTGTATCCTTGCCATTTTTCTGAGCATTATCTATCTCAAGTTCCTTGCAACATACTCGTTTAAATAAAAGTTCCTGGGATTTATTTTCACATGGATAACGTGTCGTCCAGTCTTGGTATTCCGTCTCAAGATACATAAGTTCTTCATTATTATAGTTATTTCCAAATCTTTTTCTTGCTGTTTTGAGTGTTTTTTGAACAATCCTTGTATTTGTTTCAGGATTATTATCTATATCATCAATAGAAAATTCAGAGTCTTTATAGGAAGTGTTATTGTACTGTGGAAGAGAAGCTACCATTACAATAAGATTTTGAACAGCCGTTCCACGAACTTTTTCACCAACACCTTCATTAATAGCTTGTAACTGTGCGTTATAATCACTTTCGCTAAATTTCCAATCAAGCTGTCTAAAAGTGTTAATTGTTTTTTCTCTATTGTCTGTTCTAATGCCAGTTTTAGGATCTACGTCAGTACATAAATCTAAAATACAAGCCTTACACGCAAAATGCTCAAATCCGCTTTTACTTTTGTTAGATTTATAAAAATTTCCATTACCTTTAGTTGATTTCCATTTTCCACAATGAGGACAATAGATATAATCCAAATCTAGTAAATGGTTGTAGTCAATGGCTAAATCATGATACGCACCTTTTACATTATTTACTGTTAACTTTTTGACCTCATCATCAGTTTTGGCTTGTCTTAAATTAGCCATTGTTTCACCTTCTTTCCTTTTATTTCAACACAAAAAGAAGCCACCTCATACGAAATGACTTCTCAAACTTTCCAATATTAAATTTCCAATGAAAGTGCAATTCACTTCACTTAGCACACCCACTGTGCATCGAACACAGGTTAGAAGTTTTGGAGACTTCATTCTTGCCAAAAGATAGGTGCATACGCCGTGTTAGGGATTCGAACCCCAAAGACTTTTACATCCAGACTGTTTTCAAGACAGCACCCTCGACCAATCGGACACACGGCATAAACGTAGCATATTGGACTCGAACCAATGCACCGAATAAACGATGACCTAAGATTAGCAATCTTGTGCAATACCAACTCTGCCAATGCTACAGATAAAGAGAGTCGCCTCATGAAGCAACTCTCTGTTACTATATAAATACCATATAGCCTCGCTGTCCATTTAAGTATCAGCTATTTATTGAAAATTTATTGTTTTTCTCATTGAGTTCTCAAACTCCGAACTTTCATTTAAACTGTATAGAACATATCCTATTGTTACAACAGTACCTGTTCGAAAACCGCAATAGACATAGAGCGGTAGTAAGTGTTGAGCTTACACACCTAAGTTTCGTATGCATCCAAAAAATAGGTTTTGGCATCAGGTTTACCGCATAATAATACTCGGTATGGGATTCGAACCCATGTTATCCGATAGAAAGTCGGAGGTCTTTGACCACTTGACTAACCGAGCATATTTAGGGTGGAAGAGTACCACCCATTATTTTTTACAGAATAACTTCTGTTTTACCTTATATCACAACTTCATATGTACCAACAAAACCTAAATTACCTTTATATTTTAAACTAAATTTTGGATCATAATTACACAATCCGATTTCTGCTCCTTTTTTAAGATAATTATAAATAGTTCCATACGGTATATGTAATATTTTTGATATAGAATTAAGGTCTTTGGTTTTTGTCATATATAATTTACACGCATCAACTATATTACTTGAATATGCTTTCTTATTTATTTCAACTTTATCAATTTTCGATAAATCAAAAAGTTTATCTAAAATACTATTTTTTATAGAATTAAATATATAATCAAATTCACTTATTGAACAATCTATTCTTATCATTGTTATTCCATTTTTTAACGCAAGAATATCTTTTTTCTTATCTATTTCTTTTATGTCGTCTATTGTATATTCAGATTTTGAATGCACTTTATTATGAAAGTCACCATCCATTTCAATAATATATTTATTTCCATCAAGTTCAAAATAAAAATCATATTCAGGCTTATATGGTTTATCTTTAAATACAAAGGTTTGTTTTCCTATGTTATAATGATGCTCAAAATCCATATCATAGAAAGCTAATATATTACTCATTACTTTTTCTGGATATGAAAATCCATCATTACAATATGGGCATGGAACGTGATTATTTCTTCCAATTACATCAATTCCTTTATTCTTTACTAATGAATTACAATATTTACATTTCCAATCTAATTTAGCATTAGATTTTTGTGTATATTTATAGCCATCCTCTGGATCTGCTAATAAACTTGCCAATTCAGGATTAGTTGTCCATATATCATTTATACCTTTGATAATTATTTTGTTACTACAGACAGGACATCCTTCACCTTTGTCTAAAGATGTTTCTGCAACAGTACCAATATATCCATCTTTTATACATTCAACTTTATAAGCTCTATACGTTTTTCCATTTTTTCTTGGCAATCTTTCTTGTGATAAAATTTTATATCCGTTCACAATATCACCAATTCTATATTTAAAATTTGTAGTTATATATCCAATTAATAATCCGATATTACCTTTTATTAAATTAGAAGTTGTCATATCATATTCTTTTTCATTATATATCATATGAACTCTTCTTTTATTTTTATCATAGGATAATATTTTAATTTGATATATTTCCCCGTTATATTTAACTGCGCATTTTTTCCCAGGACACGTAGACCAAACAATATTACCATTTGTATTAGTATCTAAATCTATATTAACAAATTCTTTATCTATAACTTTTTTTAATTTTCCCATGATTCTCTACTCCTTTGCACATTTATTTATTCTCTGTTTGAATAATAATCTAATAATGATTGGAATAATTTTTTACTCTTCTTAAACTTCCAAGTGGTTATTCCATTTTCATCAGTTTTAGCAAACAAAAAAGAGATGCCATTATCAATCAGATAAAACATCTCTTTTCTATCTTGAGTACCATATTCTCTATCAATTTTCTTTTTCAAAATTTAACACTACTCCTTAATAATATATTATAATACAATAGAAGTTTCCGCTTCAAAATCGTTAGCTAATGCTCTAATTTCTGTTAATTTTGTTGTGATTGCAGCTTTCACTTTTTCCAAGAAAAGAACTGCCATTGCCTGTCCTAACTTTTCAGGAGTATTAAACACTGTACCAAGAGAAGTAGTAGGAATTTTATTTATATCAATAGAAAGTGTAATAGATAAGTTTTCATCAAGAGTGTACTTTTTATTTACTAAATCAGAGATTGTAACCTTTTCAATAGTAGAACCGTCTGGCTCATCAGTAACAATCACAGGAATTCCTGTATCTGAAAGTTTCAAATTCCCAGAGAAGTCAATCTGGCTATATTCGATATATCTTACGAAATTATGTAACTGATTTTTCTCTGTGTCAGCATCTCTTACGCTATCACCCAATTCTTCAACATTTAAACTTACTGTGATTACGTCTTCGTTAATTTCTGTTTTCTGTGCTAATTTCATTATTCAGTTGCCTCCTCACTTAATAAATTGTAAAATTCTTTTAATCCGCAAATCATATTTTTAATAGTAGACTTTGACAAATTACACTGTAATTGTGGTAGATTCATATCTGTATCATTTACTTTAAAAACAAGACAATTGTTATCAAAATCAATACTCATACTTGCTTTTGTCTGATTTCCAATAAGCATCTGTAAAGCCTTTAAAGTTTTGCCATTATCACTTGTAATACTTAATACATCGCCAATTTCCAAGTCGTTTTCAGTAACCTGTAAATATGCCATTATAAACACTCCTTTCTTTTATTTTTTCATTTTCCTTTTAATCATTGAATTGCGGAAGCAGGACTCGAACCTGCATTCTCTTGGTTATGAGCCAAGTGAGCTTCCATTGCTCGTCATTCCGCTATGATAATCAGCATAAAGCACTAACTAGCTGATATTGGACTGTACACATCCAGTTTATAAATTAGACACACTAGGTATCCATGCTTTTCAAAATCACTTTAATCAGATTTACTCGCTAACCAACACACGAGAAGGAGATTACTACCTGTGTCACCCAAAATATATTGCGCTTATATAGTGACACTCCATATTTATCTGTCTTTCCAGATGTCAGACCGCCCAGTAGTCATTCGCTATTATCTATCTCAAAAATTCAGAAAAGAAACTAGCGATAATTCCATTTCATATAAAAGCCTAATAGACATTGGTTTTTAATATTTAGACCACAAGCTCGAAAGACACTGTAGTACAAACTTGAATTTAATGGTTCTCATTAACGCAGAGAAGCACGATCACTTCTATGGTTGATATTGACCGTTTTAAGACTTACAATGCTATATGAATAGTAAATGCCAAAATATGTTAATCGTCTACTAAGGCAAGACCTTTCCATAACACCGCCAATGAGCAGTAGCAGTGGGAAGTTTTAGACCATTCCAAAGGTCAATAATTTCGCAAACCGACCTTTATATTTATGTCACATATCGGTCAGTGACAGCTCACTTGTAAAAATCTATCAACGGATTGACAGACCGCCCTTCACTTCTTTTGGATGTGAGCAGCTTGTTATATTTTATTTATTCTCTACATTGTTGTCACTTCTCGGCTCAAATATCACGTTACCATGTTTTCTTGTTGAGATTTAATTGTTGATGTTAGACGAAGGCTTCATTGGGATTGCTTAAATACCTTCTTTTTCAGCTTCTTTCTGTAATTCTTGTTGCTTAAACTTTAGAATTTTTAATTTTTCCCTTAAATCAGCCTTAGAAGCAGGGCGTACATAGCTCTGTGAAGTTACTGAAGTTGATTTGTGGTTCGCCCATTGTGAGGCAAGATTTAAATCACCAGTATCTTCATATATTTTATTGATCGCTGTCTTCCTCATGCAATGACAATGAAAGTCCTCCAAGCCAATAACTTTACCAATTTTTCTCATTCGGTCATGAATCATGCCTTGTGTCCAAGGAATCCATTTGTCCTTATATTTATGAATAAATAGAGCATCGCATTCAAGATGATCATAATCATTTGTTCTCATGGCTAACCATGTTTCAAGCATATCCTTACATGTACTGTCAAACGAAACTTCCACACGATATCCTTCCTTCTCACGTATTGACTCAAATACCATATTATCTAAGTCAAGAGAGGATACAGTAAGTTTCTCTAATGCACCAATTCTATTAGCGGAGAAGAGTGCGATTTCAAATAATAACTGATCTTGTATTGTCCATTTATTATTCTCTGTCCTATACAAATCTGCTCTAATAGCTGCAATCTGTTCATCATTTAAGAAATAATGATTAAGAATCTGTTCCTCGTTAGCTTTCTTCATTCTGTCAAGTTTACCATCAAAAGGATGATATTTAACAAATCCACGCTTCATAGACCAAATATAGAATGAACTTACGGCAGAAATCTTCATATTGATTATCTTCTTATGATTCATCAATGTTTCCTGACAGAAAAGCATATATGCTTCCATAATATCAACTGCATTTTCCATAAATTCATCAGAATATAAATCTAATTCACCATAATTTTCTCCTAACCACATGAGAAAATGTCGGAACAATCCTCTATATCTCTTGTATGTTGTATCTTTTACATCTCGATTTTTGATGATATTAGACTGTAAATATTTTTCATATTTCTTCCAGTTCTCTTCATAAATAAATTTCTCTTTATCAGGAGTGAAATATTTCACCCTTGTTATTTTCTCTTTTGACAATATTTCAGCCTCCTTTTTTAGTTAATTATTTTATTAGTGGGCAGGGTGTGATTTGAACACACAATGTTTACCATGTAGGTCACGGTTTTACAGACCGCTTGCTTCAGCCATTTGCATACCTACCCATACAAAAAGAGTGTGCAGTATACACTACACACTCCAAATAATCTAAAATCCAAAAGCCTTTAACATCTTCTGAATATCTTCATGACTCAATTCATCACTAGAATAATAAGAATAACTCACATAAGAGTCACCATCTGATCTACTGGCAGTAAATCCGTGAGTATTTACATCTTCATCTTCGGAAGTATGTAAATAAGTTTCATTAGGACAATTACAGTCCTCACAATCACCATCGCAATCGCAATCATTATATTTATTGCCAATTTCCACTTCATAAACTTCATCAGCTTCAATCTTTGGAATAATCTTAGAATTGCAATCGTCAAAAATATATACAACATCAGCTTCAACAAAGATGTACTTATCATCTCTCTTAACAGGTTCACACCAAATATCGTCATCTAATAAGCTGATAACGAAAGAGTCGTCATAACCATCCCATTCAGGATTACCAAACTTATCAATAAATGCAATACCATATCCGATTCCAACGAGTTCACGAATAATCTCTTTTACATCTTCATATTTAGCAACAATATCTACTGAATTATATTCATCATCAGATTTTACTCTGTCATATGTATCTGAAACAGCACAAGCAAAATCTTCATAATTTTCAAAATGTAATGTTTTTATAATAATCACGACCTTTCAGATTAGAGCTGTTTTGCAGACTTTGACATCTTAAAGCAAATCTCATCATGCTGTGGAGTTACATACTCCTCACCCTTGCGATCGCCCATCATAATTTTTCCTCTACGCTCTGGAACTGTCTTAACCTTAAACTTACCAAGTTTACCTACAGGAACAGATTCTGTAGTATCAGCTTTTAATGTATCTGTAATAACCTCTGCGTATGTATCAAGTATAAGAGCAATATCACCTTTCTTAGCTCCTTCAATTCTTTCTGCAATTGCATTAATTAATTCTGTTTTATTCATAAATAAAAAATCTCCTTTTAATCAATAATATTTTGACACTTTTAATGATAAGTGCCGATTTAATAATAAAAGAGGGTAGCAGCCAATTTGGTCTACTCCCTCAAAAAATCTTATTCAACCCAAAGCTGAACCTTATCAATATATCTACCAAAACACCCAGCATAACCGTCCTGTCCATTTACAGTCTGATCATCTATCTGAACAGGGTAATATTCGTCCATACCCTGTGGCGATACCTGTATATATAGACACTTGTATTCATAACCATCAGGTGTATAGAATACTGCTTTTAATGCGTCAATAGGTGTTCTACCGTTACCTGCGTAACCATTTTCGTCATCATTGATGTCATAACCATCAACTTCTGGAAGCCAATCGCCATTAAGTAAGTGAACTTGATATCTCACATAACCTTCACTAACGCCAATGGCAATACCTGTAATTGCCTGATCATCATTGGCACCAGCCCAATCATCTCTATCATGAACTTCATCCCACCAACGATTTGTCTTAGCCCTATAGTAAACATCAACATGACCTAAATCATTAGTTCTACCACCTGTAGTTTCATTATTATCCGAACAATCTTCACTTGAATCTTCTGATACTACTTCGCCTGTTAAAGCTTCGACTATAGCATTGGCACAAGCTTCAGCATTCCATCTGTTTGCATCATCTCTGTCATCCACGAAGCAACATTCAATTAAGATAGCAGGGGCTTTTGTGTTTCTAAGAACATAAAGTCCTGGATTGGTTTTAAATCCTCTGTTTCTTATATCAAGCTTCTTGGATATTGCCTGACATATCTTTGAACCTATTTCCTCTGTTTCGTCATCATATCCATACACTTCTGTACCGCCAGTAGAATCATCACCTTCGTAATCATCTCTACCAGAGTTAAGGTGTATAGATATATCTAAATCAACATTATGTAAATTACACTTGCCAACAATTGTTGCTAAACAACCATTCTGCGATGTATTTTCATCACAAGTGCAATCGTAAACAGTATGTCCAAGGTTTTCTAATTTGGCAATTACAGCATTCTTAACAATTCTATCTTCAACAGACTCCTGTAAAATACCAACCGCACCATAAGCACCCTCATCCTGCGGACAGTGACCTGCATGTACATTATATGTAGACATTATATATTCCTCCTATATAAAATAAATAAAAATAAAAGAGGGTAGTACAAACTATCCTCGTAAGAACAAAATATAATTAACTAAGCTGAATGTCCTTTATCATTTCAACTTCGTTATCTTTTAAAATTGCTATTGTTTGAGATGCTACACTACTACAATAAAAATTTTTGGAAAAATCATTAAATCCGCTTAAGCAGCCTGTAGATATAGCATATCTACCATGATTTTCTGACTGAATGGAAAAATTGTGGAGATGTCCACTAAAGATTAAATCATAGAACTGATTATCACTAGAAATAATTTTTGCAAGATTATATCTATCATTTTTATATTTATCACCATGAATGAATTTACAAGATAAACCACAAACAGTAATATTTATTTCAGAATCATTATAGTTTGTATTTAATATAGAAATACGTTCACATCCACTTACATCAACCAAGTCTTTAATATGTTCAGTAATAAGCACATTTGCATTATCACCTTCATAATTTTTTCTCTTATCACCTGACATGCGATCATGATTTCCAGCAATACCACCGAATATAACATTACAATCTTCAGCTAAAGCGACTAATAGTCTATATATGAGTTTAGTAGCCTTATGTATCTGCATAGATTGTAAAAATTCACAATTATGTGCTTGTGTTTCTCTCATATATGAATTCTCAATCATATCACCTGTTGATATAACTAGAACCTGACGGATATTATATAATTCAATATACTTCTTACATTCAGAAATATATTTGTTTATTCTTTCATTTGCAATTTCCCAATTAAAATTATTACCATTACAATTGTTGATTATATAACCAATATGCCAATCGGTAATATGACATATCATAGTGTAATCAGATTCTTCTTCAACAGAAGAGTACATATATGTAGGAATTTCCATTGAGAAATTATTATCTTTCATATACTGCTTCAATTCATCTGCAACTGTAATACAAGGAACTAAATCTCTTTTTAACTTATTGAGTTTCAATCTATCATTATGTATTTGCTGTTTAACAATATATTGTTCACCTAATACTTCTTTAGCATCATCAAGAGTAGTACTTTTTTCTGTTATGTTTTTAGCTTTTAAATATTCTCTAACAAAATAATTGCCAAATATGGTCTGACTAGCCTTTCTGACGCTATCATAATGACATTTTATATCATATTTATCTACAATTTCTTTCCAATCTATATCTGATATTCCAGACATTTTATTAGAAATTTCTTGTAAAACCTGTTCATAAGTTGATGGGGTTAGCCCATATTTTTTTAATTCTTCTTCGAAATTATAAATATAGTTCACCTACTCTCTATTCTTCATTAGATTCAGTAGGCTCATCGAGTTCATTTTCCTCTTTTACCTTCACATTTATTTCAACACCACCACCGTTAAATACCGATAGAAGAGTAGCAAGGTTTTTCTCATCTCCATCAATATCAACAGTCATATTATCTGTATCAATAATACCTGCAATCTTCATAGAAGTCTGCTTGGTTTCCTTAAAAACAAAATTTGCCATAATCCTTTAAATCCTCCATAAAATTAAAAATTCCCACCAGAACGCTTTCTGCCAGGATTGTAATACATTTGTTTACTTTTATTCTGTTTTACTTCAATATACTCACGAATCTTCTTAATATAATTTTCATCATAGCTTAATCTAGCATGTGACTCCAAATAATAACATCCACAACGAGTTGGAATTTTATTTGATAATACATTGTCAATAAGTTTGTATGATGGATTAAGATTTTTCATATGAGTATGTTTTTCTGTGTCATCTTTTCTGCATATACGATAGCCGTTTTCAGTCTTGTCAATATAAAAATCTTTATATTCTATTCGATTTTTCATAGCCAGCACCTACTTGACGAATTTATCTTCGATGTAACGCTTTCCACTACAAGTCTTGTAATAACCTATGTGTTCGCCTCTACGATCTACATATCCTCGTCTTGTGTTTCTGATTACACCTTCAGATAATAATTTTTTAATTTCATTTTTTGAAATGTACTTAATAATTTTCACTTCTTTCTTGATTTATTTCCTACATAAGCAGGATAGCAGTTGGAAATGTAGGATTTGAACCCACGACCTCCTGAACCCAAATCAGGCGTTCTAACCAAACTGAACTAATTCCCAAAATAAAAAATCCCATACCGAAGTATGAGATTCTTACCTAATATGAGCTGAGATATTTGACTCAATACACTAACATCTACTGTGGTTGGACACAGTTTATCACACAAGCGATTAACTTGTAGTTAGCAACAACACCGATTTTGACATAATCGGCAAACTCTTACCACAAAGTATTATAGATTTTCTTTCTGCACATTCTTCCTTGCGAGATTCATAGGTTGCAGCCTATTAGAGTTGTACGTACTTGTACTTTCTCATATAACACCTTGCGAGTGCTATATGTCACCATATTACAGGTGAATAAGTTGTTTTTCTCTTTGCGGTCGCACACACTTTTGCTGTTTTGTAATTTTCTTTTAAATATTTTTACCTAAAATATTTTGATTTCTTTCAAAAGTATGTACTTATTATGGACGATGAGGTGTACATTTGACCATCAGTACCTTTTGAGTACCGCCCAATCATCACCATCCTGCTCGGATTGCGATCTCCTTGCTTTTTGATTCCATCCCTGTTTTTCAACTTAAGAGATATTATCAAAATCCTATCAACAGTTATACTTGCGGTATTCCCGTCAATAGTACACAAATCATCCCCACATTTCTGTGTTAATACAGTGCCTATTTCGAGACACCCACCAAATCAATTTGTTTAAGAATCTCATGCAATGCAATTGATTACATAAACTCATAAATAGTCATTATCAGTTGACCTCTGACCTTAGATATGGCGTAGATTTTATGTGTTTTCCGTTAAACTGTATTATACAGTCGCAGCCTTATAATACGATAAGAACCACTTTATACGTGTCGCCACGCTTATTTTAAGATTCAACATCCTCCGATCCGAAACCGACCAGTCCTATAAAAAATAGGATAACTCCCACAACAGGATTCGAACCTGTAACTTACGAATTAACAGTTCGTTGCTCTACCATTGAACTATATGGGAAGAGTATCAGTGATTACACGATTTTTTAAATAATGCAACCACCGATATAAGAAAGAGAGGTTAATTTATAAAATAAACTTTTAATATTATGTAATGCCACATAGGGCAGGATATTAAGAAAAGCTGATTTCATTCTAAATCTGCAATGCCACTCAGAAGAGCAGCAGAGCAGACATACAAAGATTGTCGGTTTGTTTCTTCCATGACAATCGTTTTTGTATCATATTTTTGTAAATATTTCACTATATCTACATTTAAGAAAAACGAATTTTTTGTGAAAATATACCAAAAAAACCTTATAAATCAAGGGTTTTCAGAGTTTTAAGAAACTTCACACATTGAAGTTTCTCTTGATTTCCTCATACTATTTCTTTGCCATTCGAGTTGTTTTTCTCTTGCACAATATTTACAATACTTATCATTTGTGCCTTTTATCCTAATTTTTCTTCCACATCCATTTACACACTGCTTGTAGCCTTTTTTAAAATTTCCTATGTACTGGTTTCCAATATTTTCAAATTTAGTTACTTTATATGCAACATCATCATCTGTATCTCCTAAATCTATTTTTATATTAAGATTATTCACCTTTTTCCCAAAATGAATATAACCATTACTATATAACTCATGCAACAATTCATTCTTTTTATCAGATGAGAGAGTAACATTGGCAAGTTTAAATACTTCTGAAAGACCTTTTGAGTCTTTTTTATTTATCCATCCTTCACTATTCATATATCTTGCAATAGCAAATAATGTAAACATAAATTTCTTTTGGCGATCATTTGGAAGAGACTCCACGACTTTTAGTTCTTTTTCATAGATAGGAACATACTCAAGTTCCCTAAAGAGATTTTTTGATTCTAAATCATATATATCCATACATGTTTTTTTGATTTTATTGGCATATCTATATTCCTGATATCCTTCAATATTGAATTCAAGCATCTTTGCTTTGACTGTATCAATTAGAATATTTGGATCTTTACCTCTATCAAAATAATACTTAGCAATCAATGTTATTAGATATCCATTCGAGATATTGTCTGGTTTGTTGCCAGACGCTAATATCTCTCTAATATATTCTTTTTCATTCAGTATATACAACTTTTTCCTCCATTTCTTCTAAACGTTTAATAATTAGTTCTCCAATACAATCCCAACAAAACTGTCTATTACCTTTATATCCATAAGTCATATCAAGAATGATATTCATACGTTCATCATCATTTGGACATATTTCTTCAGCTTTCTTCTTAAACATTTCAACCATACTTGCACGTTGATAATATTTGTCGAATTCATCCTGTTTATCAAAGATATCGGTTCTATTTAGTTGTATTCCTTTTTCTTTCCCCTGTTTCTTTTTATATTCTTTAATGCATTCACAATAATATTGTTCAAGTTCTCGCAGAGCTTGTCTGTGTTCTTCAGTACAACGTCTTTTAACCTTCAATGTATTATAATCAAATGAAGAGTCCTTATGTAATTGAGATTTGTAACCATCTAACTGACTTTCAACATATTTACAAATCTGATTCATAGAACAATTCCCTGTACCAACTGGCATTTTTCTCTCATACCAAAAAAGAAAATCTTCTTGTTCTTTTGTAAGGGTATCTTTATTATGTAAATCCTCAATAGAACATTTATAGATAGCATAGCATTTAGCATTACTTTCTTTAATGTATTGCTTGTACTGTCTTTTTGTCTCATCGTAAACATAAATCATAAAGTATGGTTTTCTGTATGCACAAAGAGATTGCAAATATTTATTCTCTCCGCAAGCACCAAGATTATACCAACTACTTTCCATTGGTTTTGCAATGATTCCCTTAATTTTGTCCAACTCATTTTGTTGATAAAGCTGACCACATTCTATTCTGTATTCTAATTCTTTATATTCAGGTGAATCTTTCTCGAAATGAGATTGAACTTCCATCATAGATGTGACATAATTAGTGATTGTTCCAACTTGATTTCCCATACCTGCTTTATTTGTCTTTTTAACGGCAGCTTCAGTGACAACAATTTTTTCCGCATTTCGTTGGACACATTCAATAGCAGGTAGGTATCTATAACGTCTTTTCATAACTGAATTATTAGTAGAAAAGTTCAGATCGGAGTCCCAATCTTCCCCATTCTCAGCCATACAAAATGAGTCCCAACCGTTTATAATCATGATAGTATTCATATATTGATACCAATATTGGCACTCATCGGACGAATTAACACGACACATTCTGATATTGTTATGACTTGTCATAGGACTTCTAAAGAGAACAATTTCATCCTCATTTCGATCAATCCAAAATTTTGAATAACATTCATTTGCTTTTAATAAGCCTGTAACTTCCAAGCCACAAAGAGACTGCATAAGAGCAAATGGATCGCCACTTGCAATCTGATAATTACCATTTACAAACAACTTACCAATTTTTGCATCATTCATTTTTTTCTTGATATATCTATGTACAGAGTCGATTATATATGGATCTCCCAACATATATTCGCTTGTATATAAAGCACGTTGCCATGAATTTACATCAGTATTTTCATTAATACCAAGAAACTTAACGGTAGAAGAGTAGTCTCCACACATTGCATCTTTTAAATATTTGATTGTTGGCGCACATAACTCCTCAATATCTTCATCTGTAAATTCATACGACTGAAGATACTGATAATTTAATTCTCTCTGTTCTTCAAGAATATGTGGTGAAATTTTTGTTACAGAAAATCCATATCCACATTCCTTATATGCATTTACATACTGTTCAATATTATCATATGCTCCCCATAATTTGAGAGACGATTCTGTAACAATCATTTCGCATTGACGAATATCTTGCATGTTTCCCCAAATATCTTCAATCATATAATTGCCATTATTATATTTTTCAATAAATTCATAAATAGGGAACGGATAGAGCATTCCTTTGAGCCATGCGTTTCTCAAGCACACACCGCCAGGAATATAATCAAGACCTAAAGATTCAGCTACTCGCTGCATATATTGTATAGTACAAAGAATAAAACCGTCAGATACATTGTTTTCAAGAACTTTATCTTTAATAATTTCTCTTGTCGGTTCCTTTGAATCACCGCCATCATCGAGTGATATAACATCTGCAAAATATTGTGTAATACAATCTTTTACGACCAAAATTCCATGTGGATCACAAATCGGTTGTGATGCAGAGCATGTTAATGCTTTGTAAGCTTCGTATTTTGCAGGAACTAATTTAGTATCTGGATTTCTCTTGCATTCACATAATTCATTTAATTTGTCAATGTATTGTGAATTGCAGAAGAGAAGAGTATTGTTTTTTAATCCACCAGTAGTTCCAACAAAGCGTTTATAATTAACACCATTTATAGTAACACCTTTTTTACCAGTCACTCTTGCGAAATCAGATTTTTTATCAACAACTACCTGCATAAATATTTTTGAAAAATCAATACTCCAAATAGGTTTTTCTAAAATCTTATTTGCCATTATGCGGAACTCTTGGGCTTCAAACAGTGATATGAGTTCCTGATATTTAAAAGCCTCTTCTTTGGTAATCTGTAAATCCCAATTAGAATACTTTAGTTTATTTGTTCCAATTTTAAAAATCTCATATTGAGGTACGCTAATACCAGCCATAAATCCTCCTTTTGTTTATTACTAATATTTTCTAAGTTTATTTAGCATAAATTCCACATTATCTCCATGTAATTCAAGTGAAATTTCTTGATAATCGCTATACCACGGATTTGTATAACAATCAAATTCAGCACATATGTCAATGATTTTAGATTGAATTGTATTTCGTTTGGGTTCTAAAAATCTTTTCCTTTTAGTTGTATAGCATTCATATATTTTTCCAACTTCATCAGATCTTCCAACCATTATTTCATGTTTTTGAACTGTTGCAGTCAGAATGTAGTCGATGGCTTCTTTGTAATATTTTTTTACTGTTCCATCTTTCTTTTGAAAACAATACACTTTAAATCCTCCTTTTTATTTTCCTCCACTTATATATTCTCCAAATGAAATTTCTATTTTTTAATATTGCTATAATAGATAATATTCGCTTAAACCTAATACATCATATATAATATTTCCTTTTATACATACATCTTTTATTTTTAAGAAATTCTATATAAGTATCTGCATAATTACCAGAAAGACTACCTTTTATAATAGCCTAACATATATGGTTTTGATATATCCAGATATAAATGCCTTGCTGTTGCAAAGTATTCGTCTACATCAGGTGTGTATTCAACACTTAATTCCTCACTTAAACATTCTATTCTTTTTCCTTTATTTTCAAGTTCTTTATTTGTACCAAAAAGGTAATTTACTAGCTTATCTGTATTATTATTAGATTGTCTAAGTCCAAAAAGTGAAGGTATTTCAGCTACTGGGCATCCATTTTCAATTCTCCACTGTATATTTCTTTTAATATAGTACAGGTTACTTTCTACTACTGGCTCTAACATCATAACACTAAGCGTATAAGCCTTTATTTCACCAGTATCATCTCTTTCTATATCTTTTCTTGATGTATCAATTAAAATCATATTATGCCTCCTTATAAAAATATGTGATATAATATATTTTTTGTCTTTATTTTTCAAAATTAAATATTACATATAGTTTTAAGTTTAAGAATAAATACCTATTTACTTACACATTATTCAAAATAAACAGGTACTTTTCCAACACTAAATCTTTTCATAATTAGATAACTTATATACCCATCAACTAATTCAAAATTCCTATCAATGATAATAGGACTAAGCTCACCATACTTAATAAAATTATTAAGTTTTCTTCTATACTTAAAATAACTAGGTGGAGTAGCAAGAAACATATTCTTAATCTTTATTTCACTAATAGGAATCCAATATTCAATACCTGTTTTATAATCAATATCAAAAAATATTCTTAATTTATTAACTATCATAATATCCTTCCTTTCCCATTTTTTTAAAATCATAACCTAACCAATTAACTAAAAAATCATAGCTAAATATACAATCTCGATGAAGATATTCACCTTCAGAATTAACTATAAATTCATCTCCATTAAATATTCCCTCTTTACAGTAACAACATATGTAATTACTTTTCCTATCTTCGTGTAATGGACATCTTTCGGCATGTCCAGAATCTCTTCTGCAATATTCACAAGCCATTTTCATACCTCACATTTTATTTTCTCATAGCAAAATCCATAATCTGTAGTGTAATAGATATGCTTAATTCCTAAATCTTTAATAGCTGCCATACAACTAGAGCAAGGACGACACATGCCAAACTCTTTATCAAATCTTGTTCTGAAAATATACAATTTTACTTTGGAAAAATTTATATTCAAATGACGAATAGAATTAAGACAATTAATTTCAGCATGTAATGTTGGTTTAATACCGTTCTTATTCCAAGACTTTCTATATCTGTTATAATATTTCTGTATAGGATGCGTTTTAATTGTATTACAACCAATTCCTATTACATTTCCTTGATAAACGGCTATACAACCTATATGTGTTTTTCTATAATCTGATAAAACGGCAGCCGTTTTTGCTTTCTCGTAATATTTATAATCACTTTTACTTAACATTTAACTTTTCTTTCTCATATAATGCATTTCCACGCTCAAAACAATCAAGTTCATACTTAGTGCGATTGATATAACGTGTAAAATCAGTATTTTCAATATATCTTGTCACTTCCATACAAAGCACCTTTTTATCTGGCACATTAAATTCAATAACACAAGGCTCATCTATTAAATTAAACCCATCAACACTATTATTCTTAATAAATAGAGTAGTATCATATAAACTCTTTTCCTTATTCCATCTGCTCATAGCAAGTATTGAATATCCATTATTCATATCAACTGTTATAGCTGTGTCAGCAATTATCTCGTATCTCATTATGCAATTTCCTCGCTTTCTTTATTGTCTCTGATAATACATTCTCTTTTTCTATCATTATCAAATTTCAAATCAGTAAAAATTCGACTAGCAATATTCAAGTCAGTACCACCGAAATCTGAGCCAGATTTAAATAGAAGTGGTGAACATATTATCCTGTTACGTCTCTTAAGTTCCATAGTTCTTGTCATTACATGATTTTCTGTTTCCTTTGTCATTAATTTTTAGTCTCCTTGTTAATAAAATTTTTTTAGCCATATCATCGCTCCTTTTAGTGTGATACGTGTTTTTGTTACATATTTATATTCTCTAAATGAGAATTGATTTAATGTTAATTAAAGTGGGGATTTTCTAATTCACTGATATGTGATATAATCAATTTGATGTGTATACACGATTTTTAATTGTAACTCGTAAACCAAGGTCACAACTGATTTTATATCAGGTACGAAAGGCATGATTATGCACATAAAATTGATATGTCCTATCAGAGTTTTCTTGTGTGACTGCACATGTTTTCACAGAAGGGAGGTCTGGTTAGGATAATTAATTTAATTTTGACACCTGGATTACCATAGCTGTTATAAATCTTGTTAAGTATTGTGTTAGAAAGTTCACAGAATACAAAGAATTAAAACTGCTTGTAACTTCAGGCAAGAAACGTGTTACCGTTACGAAAAACGGTATTTCGTATGAGAAGTAGAATAAAATAGGTACGTGATTTACTATTTTATTCATTCTCATGCTGCAACCTTATTTAATATATTCACCAGTGAATTAGAAGCCTCACTGCAAATTGGAGCGTTTAGTGTAACACTCATTGCGCAAATTTATGGTAAAGAGATATTGTCGTAGGAGATAGTATCTCTTTATGTTCTTACATATTAATATTCTCTAAAAGTTCTATCTGTTTTTGTATTTCTGTTTCAGGGTTATGTTTATCATCAATTTTTTGTCCATTTTCATTATGTATAAAATGTCTATAATCAGCAAAAACCTTTGGCGTAGTTAAAAATTTTTTCTCACCATCCTTAATGTATTGTTCTCTTTTCATAGGTTGACATTTTATAATTTTCAATGTATCTAAAATATCAACTATACGCCCAATATATCTTTCAGATAGTCCAATATCTTCTGAGATTGTTTTGAAATATCTGTAGCAGCATAGTGGTTTATCTTCCATGCGATTAAGATTTACACGAATATAGGAAAGTAGAAGTAAGATATAGGCAGAAGACATTCGTGTTAAGTCTACATCTGACTTCTGTAACTCTTCCTTAAAATTCAATATTTTATCTAACTCATCAAAATAGATAATCCCAAACTTATCAGGTACATCAAATTTTTCTATATTCAGTTGCACTTGTTGATATTTCACCGAATTGGTGTTTTCTTTTAGACTTTTTTCGAAATCAGGACACTCAATAAAGTATCCATAATGAGACAAGAGCAATAGAACTTCATAATATTTTTGATTGATTTTTCCATCTCTGTAATTAGGCTTCAGTTTAGACCAGTGACAAAGTTCTGTTGTAGAAAATGCCACTGTATCATCAAGTGAACGCCTTGCACAAAGATATGAGAAGATAATCACTCGTTTAGATGAGAGATCTTTATCATAAATAATTTCTCGTGGTATTTTTACATAATTCAAATTATTGTTTTCACCTTCTTTCTATTCTTAAAAATATTCTCCATCTTGACTTTCAAAAATCGTGAACTTTTACATTTATGAAATTGTCAAAAATTCATTTGGGTACATGTATGACGTACCCAAAAGTAAAAATTTTCATCATTTGGGTACATGTCAGGTGTGGATTTGTGTAGGTCAATATCTATATAGACTCATATTATCAAGAGAAGAATATTACGCTTGTATTTCGCTTACGCTTCATACAAGCTTTTTAATTTTTATTTAATTGTTATTGGTTGATTTAGGTACGGTACATAATGTTTTGGATTGATATTTTTTATTTGGGTACATATATGATGTACCTATGTGAAATTATTCTCCATTTAATTCTTGAATTTCTTCTTCTGACATAGAATCCAATTTCTTTAACGCTCTTTCAATATAAATAAGTTCTAATAATGTGAAGTTATCTATTATTAATTTTGTATCATGGCTATTAATGATATCTATATAAATATGATTAGATAATTTCTTGGCAACGGATTTTCTTGTTCTCTTAAATAAAATTGATTTCTTCATAATATCATTCTCCTTTTGAATTATTCTCTTGTCAATTGTCTAACCAGAGATGTTCTTTTCTTCTAACGCTGCGAAAAGACCGCCCTTATCAAAGGGCTACATCTTGTGCTTACGCACATACTACATTTTTTTTGAGCTTGTATATAGTTTTCTCATACCCCTATCTGTGGGTTAAAAATGAGTTTTAGATAGTGATTTTAAATTTTTATATCTTAGGTGATAACTTATAAGGGTATGAGATAAAAGTGTCTAATTTTTCTGTGAGGTGTGATTTTCTCCCTAAATAGATTAAGATGCAATTCTGTCGGCTAATTCATCAAATATATTTCTATAAAAGTTCATGGTAAGTTATTAAATGTTCCTAATTGTAATGTGTTAAATTGCTCATAACGAGTCCTCCTTTAAATTTATTAATTTTTTGTTTGGCAAGAGTGGTGTGATGATTATTTACAATAGATTATTCTCTTATATGAATTTGAATTTATGATTTTTTAACATTGTATGGATATGTTAATTAACAGAGAGAGTTAATGTAAAATTCTTTACATTGGATATAAGGCGAAAAATTAATGATTTAGAGTCTATTTTGGATTTTTATATGTCAGGTGGTTAGTTGTTAGGGTAGAGGATAAAAATTGAAATTTGAGCTGTGAGAGTGGATTTTTGTATAGGCGTGAGAATTGACAATATTATTTATAGTAAATGTATGTGAATGTATATAGATAGTTAATGTAATTTTGGGTGATGTAAAAAATTGACCTTGTATTTTGAGCATTTGGGTGGGTAAAAATGATTTTAGGTGTTATTGGTAGGGTGGAACAAAAAGGCTGTGTATGAACGAAATAGAGGGTGTCAAATGAGAGATGAGATTTTTTAGTATTGTTATAGTAGAATTTTTTGATGGTTTGTATTGGATTTTTTTGGCTGTTTTTGTGATGTATATAGGTAATTTTTGAGTTTTCTGGTGTGGTTTTTATGTACCCCCTGTATTGTAGATTAGAGGTTTATGATTTATGTGATTGATTATTAATGATAGATTTTGGATTAAAAATGATTATCGGTAAAAGTACTTATAAATAAGGAAGATTTTGGATTTGTGAGTGAATTTTTGATGAGATGAAAGTTTGATTTTTGGGTTGTGAAGTGAATGAAAGTGGCTTGATTGGTAGGTTTAAGCGATATGGGGTACGATAAGTGGTTTGGAGGATGAAATTTGGGATTTTGCTTGATTTTGTTGGGGATTTTGAATATTGGGGAAGGGTTAGATTTTTGAGTTGGTGTGTAGACGAATCAGCTACAAGCCCTGCAGCATTTCCAGTTCCATTAGTTGGTTTTAACTACCCCCAGTTAGTCTAAAACAATGGCTAATAGATATATATTAACCATTCTTTTTTCATCTGGAGCAGAGCAATTTGTAAGTAGTATTAAAAACTATGTGTTGTGGTGTGAGATATTATGTTGTGTGGTTTTATGTGAATAAAACTTTATCGAAAAAAATTAATTTTATTATTGACAATCACAATAAATAGTGATAAAGTATTCGATGTCAAGAAGTTGATAATAACAAAAAAAGTTTTTTAGAAAACTTTCAAATCATCTGTTGACAATCACAATTAATTGTGATAAGATATAGCTAAGTTAAGAAAATACCGTAAAACGAACCTTCCTCGCAAGGTCGGGAAAACTTAACACAACATATTGACAAACACAATATATTGTGATATACTACAATCACAATAAAACAATAGCTTGACAAGGAATAAGTCGTTAAAACCAGAATAGGAGGTGTTATATATTTGAAAAATGAATAGTCCAAAAGGATACAATGTATCTAATGGGTATTATGGCTATATTTCAGCCACAAAAAGTTATATGCTTTTTGCGACTGAACAAGAATATCTTGAATATATAGCCGACTAATTACAACTAATTGTGTAAATAGTCCCTGAACAAGTCTATTTTATCACAATTCGGTGAGTTAGTAAATCCCCATAGGAAAACAATTTTATATTTTACGCCCCTAATGTATATTAAGCGGATTGCTGAAAACATTAGTCATAGGCAGTATAGAGGAACTCTATACCTCTTTGAAAAGTCCTAGACTTTCAAGGGTGGAAAGATGGGTATTAATATAAAATCTAGTCTAGTTATCCCATTGGGTTAAGGCTATACAAATTGAATAATAGGTTTTATGGGTTTACTCTAAAACCCTATGAGGACGGCTTAGACTATGCCTTGAAATAGGTATACATGCCCTAGGATTAATAATCCTTGCATCATATTAAAAATGGTGTGCCTTTACCCTGCCAGTAATGGGAGGAAGATGTCAGAAAAGACATAAGGCTCAAGTGCGAACCCTTCAGCTTATATTCTAGGTGTGAGTGTTTACAAGGTAGTAGTTGACGGTCAATAAAAAATCTTAACCGATTAAATCACGGTTAAAGTTGTGAAGTCGATAACCAAGCTGATAGCAACTAAAATATAAAAGGTTAATGATAGATATAACATAGCTTACAGGGTAAAACCTACAAGCATTTATTTGTTGGCAGGGTAATGCCTGCAATAAGTATATTTATGGAGTATCTATCCTCTTAACTGGATTTAATGTTAATATGCTCATTACGCTAGTAGGTGAGGCGTTCCCTACAAAGTTTTATACATAGTTAGAAGGGTGGACTATACACAATTAGTCTACCCTTTTATAGTGTGCATAACACTACAATTATAAACACAATAAAATATTATATTGCACTGATTGCGTTAAGTCGGAGAAAGAGGTATATTATGAGAACTTTATCAATCAATTTTTACGCAGAAAAAATCACGGATGAGAAGAAACAGGAATTAATGACAGCAGTTGAACATGAAAAGTGTGCAATGCTCATTCAGATGGCTGAAGCTGATATTTCACGGTTAAACACTCAGATAGTAAACCTTGAGAAAAATGAGGATATGTCTGAGGATAAAAAGAAGGTTAAGCTTGATGACCTTAACCAGAAACTTGAGGATGTTAAGCAGGAAAAGTCTGACCTTGAAACATCTAAAGAAGAAACTCTTGAGGTTTACAATAAGGTATTTGCTTCATTGACCCATAAGAACAAAGACCATTTTGGCAATAATAAGGACGTAGTCCGTACAGTTCTTAGGGTGCTTGCTTCATGGGATAACTCTAAATTGGTAAAATATGCAATCATTCCTGCTTTTCAGTCACCAGAATTATATAATGCTTTAGAGGCAATTCATATCAATTCTAAGGCAGGAGAAAATGGTAATATTACAATGTCTAATGAGGTAAAAGAGGCTTATAAGAAGGCAAGTACAGAACTTGAAACCATTATCAAGACAACTTTTAGTCTGCCTTTTGAAACCCCATACACAAGCAAAACAAGAGTAAAATTGACAGCAGAGGACAAGAAGCTTCTTAATGATTGTTATGTAAAGGGATTCACTAATAAATTTGACATTGACGACAAAAAGGATACAATTTCTTTCAAAGAGCGTCAGGTTAATACATTAGTAAAGGCAAAAAAGAATCGTAAGACAGGCAAGATAGAATATGATTATTCTGGGCTTGCAAGCACTATCAGTAATATTGTAATCAAGCACTACTTTGCAGAAAAGTAATAAAAATCTATAGTTAGAGGCGGTAAGGGAAACTTTACCGCTTTTATAGTGTGGATTTTACACATATTGAAAATTACAAAATAATGTGATAGAATAGGAGGTGTAAATAATTGATGGAGGTATAATATATGATAGTTTTTAATAAATTAGGGCAACTTTTAAAAATACGCAATATGACATGGAAAGACTTATGTAATGCAGGTTTGTCTCAAAATATGCCAACAAGATTTTCAAAAAACGAAAATATAAGTTCTGATACAATAAATAAAGTATGTGAATATCTTTGTGTCCAACCATTTGAAATCATGGAATGGATTCCAGATGCGGAATGGAATGCAAAAGAAATTGAGAAACAAGCTATTGAAGCTCAAATAGCCGAGCTTCAGGCAAAATTAAATCAGATGTAAAAAGGAGGAATTATTATGCCATCAATCGAAGATATGCGTAACTCTATGCTCAAAGCAAATGTTTACACAAAAGCGGATATAGATAAGATCTGCGAACTTGAAAAGCAGTACAGAGAAGAATGCCAGGAGATAGCTGAACAATGCGAAGCTGAAGGCTATCCATCCAACGGAAGTAATTATGAACTCCGTTGTGAAAATGCAAGAGCTTATTATGATGAGCAAATTGCAGACATAGACGCAAATTATAGTTTTGAAGAGTAAACCCCACAAAGCACCACGTAGGCAAACTACTAGGTGCTATTTTATTGCTTGACAATACAACTTATATGTTGTATTCTGTAATCGAGAAAAAGAAAGTGAGGATTATAGATGACACTACACAGTTATTACACTAATTCTGGTAAGGATTTAATACTCGATTATATAAATAATTTGCCAGAAGATGAAAAGACAGATGGATTTTCTGTTATGGAATGTATGGAAAACGGAGAGTTTGACAAAATAAGGTTTAAGCGTTGGGAAAAGAAAGTGTATGAAGTATATTTTCAAAAACACAATCGTATATTTTATATTACGGTAGATAAAGAGAATATATATTTGCTACACGTTTGCAGAAAACAGAAAAACAAGACGGAAAAGACAGATGTAAAAATTGTTCGGAAACGAGCAAAAGAACTTGGAAATTATTTAGGCAAAACATTTATATAAGGAGGTAATGATTATGCCATTCATAGAAATTAATGTAAAAAGCGAAATAGAAAAGCAGAGAGAAGCAGATCCAAAATTTAAAAAGGCATGGGACGAATCCCGTGCCGAATATAAATTAATAGGTGAAATGATTAGTTTACGGAAACAAGAAAACGTAACGCAAAAGGAATTAGCAGTATTAACAGGAAACAAACAACAAGTAATCTCACGAATTGAACGAAAAGAAAGCATTCCAACTATTAGAGCGTTCAGTCATATATTGGATGCCCTTGGGTATGAATTGCAAATTGTAAAAAAGAAATCAATGTAAATTAAATATGTGTAGTGTTTATAGCATCTTATGGAAACATAGGGTGCTATTTTTATACCCTAAATTAAGGAGAAAACCACCATGAAAAAGAAAATAGTATATGTCACACTAGCACTTGCACTAATTGCAGGTGCTTTTTTATTAGGTAGAAATATGCCTAGTAAATACGATTAGGAGAATATTAATATGTCAAGAGAAATGTATAACTACAAACGCAAAGCGGTACGGATTGCAAAAGATTTTCGTTATACAACGGAGATTATAGAAGCAATTCATAAAGCAAAAACAGAAAACGAAATATCAAATATTATGAGAAATGCAAGATTAGCACAGGAGGTATAAGGCAAAATGGAAGCATTTAATTTTAGAATTATCAAGACAGCAAACGGAGCTGAAATAATAGATAATACTTTATCAACTCCATACAATTCATTAACTCCAATACAGATGGTGGATTATATCAATGTCGAGGATTCATTATTTGCAATGGAAAGGAAAGCAAAGGTAAATGCTCAAAAGGCAGATACAGGCAATACTATATTACATAGAATCAAGGCAGTATTAAGAAATAGGAACTATTTAAGAGAAGGAGGTGAAATATAATGAAATATATTACATACGAAGAACCGCTAAAAGGTAAAACATTCACAGAAAAGCAGATGCATGAAGTCTACAGAGACTTAGCAAACAAAGCAGAATATCCAGACTTTGAGTGTTGGAAATCAGATATGCTCAAGTCAGGTGTGTTTGAAAAGTTTAGTAACTAAACGGCGAACCGAAAGGCAAGCCGTTATTTTTATACGCAAAATACATATTAAAAATATTAAAAGAAAAGAGGTAGTTAATTATGTGTAAAATGTTTGAAGTAGTAACAGGAAGAAAATCAAAGGGAAGTGTTGACAAATTAGAAGGTCTTACAAAGGCATGCACTGATATGCATGAAGACATTGCAATTATCAGAATACCTGTTGAGTTAATGGAAGTTGATTCACGGTATCAGACAGACGAAAGAACGGAGAGGGATTTAAAATATCTCACTAATAATTGGGATGAAAGAAAGCTCATGCCTTTACTTGGTGTACCACATTGGGAAGAAGGTAAAGTATATATAGTTGATGGTTATGGAAGATGGATTGCAAGTCAGATTGTTGATAAAGACAAATACAAGGATTTAAAGGTACAGTTAATCTTAAATGCACCAACGGAAGATTCTGAAAGAGTTGCATTTGAAGCTGAATTATATGCATTTCAAGGTGTATCAGTTAGAAAGGTAACGCCAATTCAGAAGCATGGTGCAATGCTTGTATTACACGATCCAGCAACGGAAACACTTGAAAAAATGAAAAATATCTATGGCTTTAGGTACAAAGAGACAGCAGGTAACAGAGGAAGCGGAGTTCTTGGTTCATATACAGAAGCATTAGGTCTTTGTGCGATTGACAATGGAGCTTGTGCAGAATATGTATATGACATAATAAGAAATTCTGGATTTGACAGAAAGCATAGTGGATATGTAAGTTATGTAACTCGTTCATTAAGAGATATGTATAAGTTATATGCACAGGATAGAAGCGAAACGAAGAATTTTTTGTCTAATGAGTTCAGAAAAATTGCACCAGAAAATTTAAAGGCAAATGCTTGTGCAAAATATCCTATTTTAGATTTTAGAACAGCGGTATCTCTTTATGTTGAGGATATGATTGTAGAAGGACTTGGACTTGAACAGTCAAGAGTGATTGAAGGTACAAAGGTTATTTTTATTAAAAAGAGAACAGCATAAGAGAGAACATATACATATAAAGCTGTACTATCAGGCTATACGGGTAAAAGAAAGGAAGTGAGATTTATGCACAATTTTAGAAAGTCAAAGCGAATGCGTGACTTTGATGTGATATTACGGAAGAACGGATATACACCGACAAGGTGCAAGGGAAGTCATTTCGTATATATCAACAGAAATACGCATAGAATAATGCCTGTTAATAAAGATTTAAACGACATGGTGAAGCAGAGGTTGATTAAAGAATATAAGTTGGAGGTGTGATATGAAAGAAAATCATAGAGAAATATTAGTGGTATCAAATGAAAAAGATAAAAAGTTCTCTCTTATTGAAACAGATAATAATTATATTGTAGCTTGCGGATACTCTGCTTTAGAAAGATGGGGTAGACAGTGGGAACATGGTGTGTATTATATGTTTTCAAACAACAAAGAGAAATTAGTTGCGCTTAATAAAGCAACTGAAAAGCTATTTGAAAAGGTAAATGAAAATTATATTCCACGGACAAGACTTGAAGAACTTGCAACATTTTTTAAGGACGGACTTATCTCGGATGATAGAGAAAGTGCAATGGAATATTTTGATGAAGTCTGTGAAATGACAGAAGAAGAGAAAGAATGGTTTGGCATTGAAGAAGATAGTCCAATAGCAAATAGTAAGTTTGAGAACCCAATGTATAACAAGGGATATGATGATGGGTTCTCTGATGGTGCAAATAATGCAGATATATAAAAACATAGGAAAGATTGGAGAAAGTAAAATGAAATATGATGATTTTACAAGCGGAGAATATGTGAAAAAAGAAGATGTAATGACATATTTAAGAGTGTTTAATTGGGATATGTCAAGAGAAGAATTAATTGAGAAATTTAAAGGCATTTCATCTATTACTCTTAATGACCAGGACATAAATAAAGTAAAAATAAATAAATTGCTAAATGGTGAATGGAGCAATGATTAATTAGAAATGCGTGTTTCCTTGGATTAGAAAGGTGGGTAAATATATATGAACGGAATGCAAATTTGGGAAGTAAATGGAATTGATGACTTAGAAGGCACTTGTTTTGCACAGTGTTCTACTAAAGAAAAGGCAGAAAAGGCAATCCAAATTCTTGAAGAAAACGGTTTTGAAGATATGCTTGAGGTTGAACAAAGTAGCTTACGATTAGACCAGTTATTGATTGAAGATAAATTAATTCAACTGTAAAAATTCGTGTTCTCTTGGAATGGAGGTAAGAGAAGATGATTGTAAATGCTTATTTAAAAGTAACTCAAAAACAATGGGAAGACATTAAAGAGAAATATGTAGAACCGAATATGTATCATATTGTAAGCAGTTCAAAGCGAAAGTGCAAGCGTTGTGACGGATGCAGTGCGTATAATCCTTGTACAACTTATGAAGGATATTGTACAGAAGTAGAAGGATTAGTTGACAGAAATTCTACTTGCGAAAGTTGGCACTAAATATGTGTTTTATATGGAGGAGAAATTAAAATGAATGAATCATTATTAGCATTATTGAAAAAAGAGGATGGTCTTGTAAGAGATGTACGGTTAAATAAGGAAACTTATGAGATGTTGAGAGATAAAAATAAGCATCTTGCATCTGAATACATGGAAAAACTAGAAGAGTCTAAAGAGGTTCTTTTAGAGTGTCGAAAAGAAATCTCGCAGTATTTGGATTTTTTGGAGGTTTTAAAAGAGAACTAAATTCGCATTTCTTTAGAAGATTGGAGGAATCAAAAATGAAAAAATCAAACATTAGAGTATTCGGAGAAATAAGTATTGCACATGTGGAAAAGAGAGGTTTATTTTCATATGCGGTTGTAAGGGACTTTGATAAAAAGGTACTTGCCAAATCTTTTTCATTTAGAAAATACATAAACGATACTATTCGTACAATGTATACAGGGGAATATTACGCAACAGGTGATTACATATTGGTTGCTGACACTGTAAATGGAAATAAAGAAATTTATAGATGGCATTGAAACTAAGATTTTTTAGGAAGGAGTGAAGGGAAATGGCAAAATATACATGTAGCAAGACAAAGGATGAAATTCTTGAAATTATTGCAGAGGAATTTAGAAAAGTAAATAAGGATTATGATGATGCAATGCAGAACGACAATGATAAACTCAAAGAACGGAATCAGGGTAGATATGTAGCAATGTTTGATTTGTTACATAAGTTAGAAATTTATGAAAAGGAGTGAAGCGAAATGACAACTATTGAAAAGTCAAAAGAGGATGCACGGAACTTAAATGAACTCACGGATCATCTGATTAAGCTGCTTGAATCGGATGACAAGCGGTTCTCATTTGAATTTTGTGCAGGTGGCACAATGGAGATTTACGACAAAGAAAAAGAAATCGGTTATGCAGTTCACATTGCACCGATTGAATATGATGAGAACGGAAAAGCAATAAATTTATAGTAACCGCAAGGCAGTTAGGAGAATAATCTACTAGCTGCCTATTTTATTACAAGAAAGCGAGGTTGATTTTATGAGTACCTATTATGAATATCAGGATGTAGGCGTAATGATGGCACATAAGCTTATGGCAATGGACGGATGGGAAGTGTTCGGATATCATGCAGACCATAGCGACATGATGACAGATTATTATGATCCTGCTTATTGGGGTGGAATTGCTACAAAGAATGGATATATATTAGTTGTAAATTGGAGCAGAGATGCAAAGCCAGAAGAAATACGCAAATATAATTATGATGGAATACTTCAGGATAGAAGTATTTCAGAAAAGATTGCAAAGCTTGAACAGATGACAATGGAAAGAGGAGCAAGTGAACAGGAAGAAGAATCAGCAAAGAAAATGATTGAGAAGTTACGGAGTAAGGCAAACGAAACTTCTGAAAAATATATTGTAACTGGTATTATTCCTGGACATATGGCAAACCCACCTAGAATGAATTGGCATATTGAAAAAGATGGTGTCTATGTAGCGAAAGGAAATGGAATTTTAAAGTTCGCTCATATTGATAACTATTATAGATATGAAGGCTACATGAAAGATATGCAGAATTTCAGAACTATGAAGCGAGAAGAATATAAAAAATCTTTGATAACAACCTATATGGGTAGATGGAATGATGATGAAGAAAGTGCAGCACGACAGGCAGACAGTCATATTGAATCAATGGAAAAAGATAAGGCACTTATGGATCAGTTCGAGGCATTTATCAATAAAATTGATACTACTTGTGGTGGAATGCTTGGAGAAGGAGATGGAGTTGTATATGAGAAGGTAAAAGTTACTGAATATAAAAAGGAAAACAAAGCTGTTGAAACAGAAAACGGATGTGTCAAAGATGGTCAGTGCTTTATCTTAAAAACATCATTCAATTATGGCAGAAATAAGGGATATGTTTACAGAATTAAAGCAACTGTGTATGAGGATGGAAAAACTTCTTATCATGCATATAAACTTAATGGAAAACTTACAAAAGAATGTACAGGAAATGCAAATCAGGCTAATCACTGGTTTATTGGTACTATGACCGATGGATTTATGAAGTGGGTAAATAAAGGTGCTATTGCATGGTGTGAAATTCAGGAAGTTAAAACACCTTATGAGGTTGAAAAGGTTGTGAAGAAAGTTATTAAGTCTGATGTAAATAAGGCAGAAGAAAAGGCAACCGAAACTGATGTAGATGTAAACAAATATACTTATGAAGTGACAGAAGACACAGATACACGAACAGGAGAAAAGATATATCTTGCAAAAGTAGTTGAGAAATTGAGCCGAGAAGAATATATCAAGGTGAATCAGTACATCAAATCTCTTGGAGGTTATTATAGTAAATTCAAACATGCTTTCTTATTTAAAGAGAATCCGTGTGAAAAATTGAATGTAACCATTAAAGAGACAGGGAATAATACAGTGGATGATACAACAGAACAGACAGAAACACAAATTACATACACTGTAACAGAAGATGTACACACAAAGACAGGCGAAAAGTTATTTGTAGTAAAACCTGATACAGAGTTGTCAAAGTCGGACTTTGCAGATGTAAAGCGAAAGTTGGCAACATTACAGGGATTTTACAGTAGCTTTAAGAAGGGATTTATATTCAAATATGATCCAACTGAAAAGCTTAGTACAGTATAAAAAAAGGTGGTTGAAATATACCACCTTTTATAATGAAAGGAAATGGTAAATATGTTTACAGATAACAAAGATTTCTACCCAACACCGCAAAATCTTATAGATAAAATGCTTGATGGTTTAGATTGGAAAATGATACACACAATTCTTGAACCATCAGCAGGTAAGGGAAATATTGTTGAAGCATTAAAGAAAAAGGAAAGTTTTAATAACAGATGGTACACAACAATTAAGTTAAATATTGACTGCATAGAGAATGATACGAACTTACGGGCAGTATTAAAGGAAAAGGATTTCAGAGTTGTACATGATGATTTTTTGACATATGACACAATGAAAGAATATGACTTAATCATTATGAATCCTCCGTTCTCAAACGGATGTAAACATTTGTTGAAAGCATTAGAAATGCAACAGAGAAATGGTGGAGCTGTTATTTGCCTACTTAATGCAGAAACATTAAAGAATGAATGCAACAATGAAAGAATAATGCTGAATAGAATGTTAGAAGAATACAATGCAGACATTCAGTATATTCAGGATGCTTTCATGGATGCAGAGAGAAAAACAAATGTTGAGATTGCATTGATAAAGGTAAAACTTCCAGATGTACAGAGAAATTCTTTTATCTTTGATAGCTTAGAGAAAGCCAAGGAACAGAGAGAATATACATATAATACAGAAAACACGCAGCTTGCAGAAAATGATTTCTTAAAGGCAATAGTTGAGCAGTATAAAATGGAAATCGAAGCAGGTGTAAAACTTATCAAAGAGTATTATGCAATGTCACCACATATTCTATATCAGTTTGGAAAAGACAAACAGACAGGACAGACAATACAGACTGGTGGTTGTGTGTTAAATCTTAGTATTGGAAAGGATAGTGCATCAGTAAACGGATATATAAGAGAAATTCGTGGTAAATATTGGTCAGCATTGTTTGATAATCCGAAGTTTATTGGTCAGCTCACAAATAATTTGCAGAGAGAATATTACAACAAAGTTGAAGAACTGAAAGACTATGAATTTTCATTGCACAATATATATGAGTTGAAAATTGATATGAGTAAGAAAGTCATAAAGGGAATTGAAGATACAATTATTTCACTCTTTGAAGAGTTGAGTAATAAATATTCCTATTATGATGAATGCAGCAAGAATATTCATTATTTCAATGGATGGAAAACAAATAAGGCATGGATCATAAACAAAAAGGTAATTATTCCACTAAGAGGATGGAGAGATTTGGAATACTCATGGGGTGGATTTAAACCTACTGATCATGATGTGGTAAGTAAATTAAGAGATATTGAAAAGTGTTTCAATTATCTCGATGGTGGTTTGACAGAAGCAGTTGATTTATTCCAATCACTAGAATTTGCTGAAGAATATGGAGAGTCAAAAGATATTGTATTGAAGTATTTCAATGTGACTTTTTATAAGAAGGGAACTTGCCATATTACATTTACAAATGAAGAGTTGTTGAAAAAGTTCAATATCTTTGGAGCACAGCATAAAGGATGGCTACCACCTTCATATGGAAAGAAAAAATATTCTGATATGACATCAGAAGAAAAAGCAGTTGTAAATGACTTTGAAGGTGAAGCTGAATACAACAAGGTAATGTGTAACACAAGTTATTATCTGGCAGATACAAACAGTATGTTGATGTTGGATATGGCAGAATAGGAGCGTGATTATATGGCAAAACATATTATTGATAAAGACAATACATTAAAAGCATTGGGAAGCATTAACACATTATTGTCTCAGTCATTACAGGTAATAAAAAAGGTAAATGAAGATGAGCAATGGGATTTTTGTACAGATGATGTTTTAGCAAGGCGAGTTAATGATGCTGAAAGATTAATAAAAGAAATATCAGACATTGTATTTCAGAACTAAAATGGCAAAGGAAATTGTAATTTCCAAAGGAGAGTGATTAAAGTGAAAATAATAAAATGTTATGAAGATTATACAAAATTGTGCAAAGCATTAAAGTCAAAACAATATAATTTAACGAATGATAGCATCGGTCAGTACAATACAGATGAATACAGTGTAGATATTACATTAAGAGATTATGATGGAAATTGGTGTATTGATTATGATGTGTACAAGCCAAATGGCATTCCAAATTATCTTGACGGTGGCAAGGTATGTAATGTATCTAAAATGCCATTGACCGACAAAGGATTTTGGAAACTGATAAAAAAGAAATTTGAAAAGCATATAAAATAAGAAAGGTTAGGTAAATATTATGAGAGTAAACGAAATTAGAAAAACAGAAACAATCGAGAAACTTGTAAGAACAGAGTATATTGCAGAGGATGGAACTGTATTTAGAAGCGAAGAGGAGTGCAAAAAGTATGAGGAATCAGCACTGTTTGCAATTAGTAAAGAGTTAAAAAGACTTGATAATAAGAAAAATGGAACTTCTGAATATGATATTTATGATGAATGTTCTGAAGAATATCTGGTAGAGATTTTCAACGCAGAAACAGAAAGAGATATTGAGAATATCAGAAGATATGTATATCTTAAAGCTCTTTCAAATAATTCATATGCAAGAAAGGAAGATGTTGATTTACCTAATATCACAGCAGGGCATGAAGTAATTATTCATTGGAACTATGATGGTGACAGTTGTTGGACAATCGGAAATGGAAGTATTGATACTTTCTGTAACTATATTAGAGATAATCTTATGAGTTTAATTACACCAAGGGAGGAAAATGCAGATGCTTAATATAACATTTAAATATAAAGATGCAATGAGTAATTGGGAATGGAGAACACAAAGCTGTACAGTATCATCTGTTGAAGAATGTAAGCGAATTTACGGACTTGACAATGGAGATGTTGAATACGAGATTTTAGAAGTTAAGGAGGAAATAATATGAACGGATATGAATTTAAAAGAGAAATCGAAAGAATTTTTAAGGTGGCACGAAGCATGTATCCCAATGTAACGGATGATATGTTGGATGCAAATGGAGCTATCTATTATATGAATGGAAACGACAGTACACCGTTTGATTGGAATTGTAATAACAGATTATGTGAGTTTTTCATTTTCCATAAAAATGAGATGGGGTTTATCAAGGCATTCGTAAATAGTGACAACACAATTGATATGTACATCTATGAAACAGACGATACTATGCAGCCGACTTATAAATTTACAGAGGAAATGGAAAAGGTAAAAGCAAGTAGTTTTGCAAAGATTATGAACTATATTGCGGATGATAATGGATTGTGGAATAAGCCGATTAATGAACTTGATTGGGACGTTGATAGTTCAGAATGTGATGAAATTGATTAGAAATAGGAGAATAAATAAAGGCAGATACAAATTATTGTGTCTGCCTTTTGTAATGGAAGGAGAATGTGAAATGATTACACTACAAAAAGATTCACGGTATGAAATAGGCGACACTTGCTGTGTATTTAAAGTAAAGTCAGGTGATTTAGTTACACCTATAAAGCGAATTGGATATAAGACTACATTTGAAGATTGGGAAGATTACGGAGAAATTGCGGATGAAGACATAGAAAACTTATATATTTTTTGTTGTCTTAATGACGATGAAACACAAACGGAAATTTATATTTCAATTCGTGATGATTGGGATATGATTTTTGTTGGTTGGTATAAAGGGATTTTCGTTGATAACACAGAAGCAGTTACAGCAAAGATTAATGCTTGGATCAACAATAATATGGAGGTGTGATTATGAATACATTAGAAGATATTTTAGTAACATTGGGAAGTAAGAAGCCATTTTTAAATAATGTGATTATTGATATGGATGGTGGAAGGCAGCCGTTTACTAAAGGTGGTGCTAAAGCTTATGAAAAATTGACAGAAATTTTATATGCAGTTGGAGAACTTACTCACACAGATATGAATGATATTATTGAGGAACTGGATAGTATAGCGAATCAGGATATATAGGAGGTAAACGAAAATGATTGAATTAAAAGACTTATTAGAAAATGAAGAAGTAATTGTACAGTATCATTTATGTAATGAATACTGGTTACGGAATGCAATTACAGTAAAAGGCAGTGATGATATTGCAGGAGCGTTAGAAATGACGCTGCATAGAATTCTTGAAGCAGGTGGAACCCCCAAAGATGTATATAGAATTATGGGTGCAACTATTCCAACAGAAGAGGAATGGAAGGACTTGGAAGAATATGACGAATATATAAGTATTGATTTGGGTTATGTAATACCTAGCTTAATTGATTTATGGGAAGAAACGGAGGTAGATTGATATGACAGATAAAGAATATAGATACTATAAAGATAATGGGAAATTGATGAGATTACATATTGAACAAGATAATGATCCACTTAATCCACGAGTAGATTTTGATTGCAATATAGGAAAAATCGTATGTTGGGGAAATAATTGGGGTTATCTTGGAGATAAGCAGAATAAATGGGATGATGCAGAGGATTTCTTTAAAGAACTTTGTATGGAACATTTAACAGAAGAACAGGTTGAATCACTTGTTAATAAGCGTATGGAAATTGTTTCGATTGAATCATCTGCTATAGAAAAACCAAATAAAGCAGAGTATGAAAAGGATATTAGAAGTACAGTCTTTAAATATAATGTTATGGCTGAAAAAGCAAAAGAGCTTGAACTGTCAGATGATGCAGCCAAATACATAAACATGGCTAATGCATATAAGAGAAATCGAGAAGATGAGTTCGAGAAAAACTTACGACTTTCCAAAGAATATAAAGTAGCAAATGATATTGGATGGTTTCAGTATAAAGGAACAAAAGAACAGTGCGAAGATTATATCAATGGAGAATTAAGAGAAGGATTACTTGATGGAGATATTTTCTATGCTAGTGCAGGAATGTATAAAGAAGCAATGGAGATGTTAAAAGGATCAGACGTTGTAATTCTTCCAGTATTTGTATTCGAGCATAGTGGAACTTCAATAAGCGTATTTGAATTTGGTGATAGATGGGATTCTGGTCAAGCAGGTTGGATTTATACAACAAAAGAAAATGTAAAAGAAACACTTATCAATTGGGGTGCAAGGTACAAAGACAAAAATGGAAATCTTGTTGATGTAACGGAAGAAAATTGGAGAGAAGCTGCAATAGAAAATCTTAAAGGAGAGATTGAATTGTACAATATGTATCTTCAAGACGAAGTGTATGGAATTATCACAGAAGAATATGATACAGACACTGATGACTGGGAAGAAAAAGATTCATGTTGGGGATATTTTAGTGACAAATGGGGCGATGAGCTTGTCCAGGAAATTGCTTCTGATTTTGGCATAAGCGAAACATTATATGATGATATGAAGTCAGTAGCATAAGGCAATGAAAGAACCGTTTCGTTGTATAAGGAAGGTAAATGAATATGAAAACAATAATTGATAGAAGCGAATGTAAGCTTTTAAGTGACAATATTGAAGGTAAGTTGGTGGTAATTAAACCAGATTTTTTCAAGCCAGAATTTAGGGAAGCAAAGTATCAGATTGTACTCGCAACTGGTGGTTTTGGTTGTGATGCAGGTAAACTTGGAAACGCAGTGTTTGTTGTAGAATGTTGTGAGAATCCTGAAAATTACAGACAGGAAAGATACAATTTGATTGGTGAACCAACAGAAGAAATAATTGCAGAATGGAAAGAGAGATATGGAGAGTTTAATGAAGTTGTGTTAAATAAGTTAAAGGAGGTGTGATTAAAAATGTGCAAACATAAACCGAAAAATCTACGAGAATTTGAACCGATCCTTAAGGCAAATGGCTATCACGAAATCAGAAGTCGTGGTAGTCATTTTATTTATGGAAATGGTAAAAATCAGATTACAGTAAATAAGGATCTGAATAAGATGGTGCAGTTACGGTTGATTAAAGAGAATAACTTAGTGGAGGTGAAGTAATGGAACTACGGAGCGTAATCGTAGATGAATGTGGAACTATTAAGAGATATTGCAGTGATTATTCTGATGTGGAAAATGAAAAATATTTAGAAGATCATCCTGAGTATCATGTATCTGTTATAGAAAGCGAGGTATAGGTATGACAAGCACAATAACGAGAGATTTTGTAGTTAAAAACGGAATTGCAAGTTTTCCTATGAAAGAATATCCAAATTATTGTGGAATGGAGAATATTGGATATATTTCACATGGAGAATGGGCTGATGCAGAACTTGAATACAAAGGCAAGTTGTTCAATGAAAATATTGTATCAGATACAATGTACGAAAGATTTGTTGAAGAATTTCCTGATAAAGATGGAGATTATGAAGCATTTAATCAGTATATGTATGACAACAGATATGAAGTATATGAATTATTAGAATCAGAAATGGAGAGTGATTAAAATGGTAGATAATTATGGATGGAAAGAAGAAAAGGATTAT